CTGGTCGAGCGCCGGCGCCGCATCGCTGCGCATCGCCGTCGTCGCCACGCCGTTGACCGCGCTCAGCCCAATCTGCGCAGTCGGGTTGGCGAATCCGGCAAACTGACCGGGCAGGTCGCTCGGCACTATGGCGCGAAACGACGGCAGGCCGGCGATCACCGGCGACGCGAGAAACAGATTCGCCGACAGCGTCGGCAGCGTGTGGTGCACGCCGAGCAGGTCATGTGGAGAGGGTGCGCCGGTGGACCCGCCGCCGGTCACAACAGCACCTCCACCCGCCCCGCCGCCGGATGCCGCCCCACCCTGCACGGTGTAGGTGCCGCCGGCGTAGCGCAGGCGCACAGCCTGGCCGACCGTTGCATCAGTGAGCGCGATGCCGCTCAGCACGTCACCGCCGGCGAGCTGCACGCGACATGTTTTGCCGGTCACCGCGATCACCGTGCCGAATGTGTCGCGCTCCGGCTCCGGCATCATCGCGGCGGTCGTCGTTGCCGCTGGTCTCAGGCTCATGATCTAAACCCCCGAATCTGATAGGCCGATTCCCACGTGCGGTTGCCGGTTTCATCCACACTCGCGCGCGTGGATTTCGACGTGATGACGTGCGCGCTCGAAGCGTGCGCGGGCGCATCGCCGCCCGGCGCATAGGCAAGCGCCAGTTTGTCTTCGGGCTGCACGTGCAGTAGCGGCACAGCCTCAATGCTGTCCACGTCGGCGAACTCGCCGGCCTCTCGCATCTGCAACTGTGCATCCGCGCCGGCGGCCTGCCAGTCGATCACCGTCTCGTTGCCAATCGACGCAAATTGCACGCCGAGCGACTGCGCCAGCAGCTCATCGACATACTCGCCGGAGATGTCTGTGCCGGTGATCTCGACGTGTGCGCGCTGCACCGTGTCACTCGCGCCGTCGATGTGCTTCCATGCGTTCTCGCCGAGCGTGCCGGCGTCATCACGCACCCAGAAGCGGCTGAACTCTACGCCGCCGGCAGCCGTCGAACGCGCGCGGATGTGCCGGTTCTGCTTGATCGTGTCGATGTTGCTAGCCGTGCTCGATCCCTTTTGCGCGGTGTGCTGCGCAATCTCATCGCCCAACTCCAGCACGCGGATCGTCGCGGTGTAGCTCGGCACCGTGCCGGTATAGCTCACCTGAATCGCGCCGGCGTCGTCACGTCGCCAGCTCGTCGTGCCGTCGGTCATGTCGTCCAGATGGAGCGTCCAGAACGGCTTGCGGTTGATCTCCACTACAACGCGCGGGCCACTCACAGCCACGCGCAAATCAACCAGTTGCGACGCCACTTCGCTCAGCGTGTAGTTCGGGTTTGACCCGCTCAGCGTGCCGGCCACATTCACATCGGTGTCGGGGATGGGCACGACCTTCAACCAGCGGTCGCCGCCCGCGTCAACCGCGATGTCGGTCGACGTGGTCGCCAGCCCAATGCGGATCACGCCGGGCCGTCCTGCTGCATAGTCCGCTGCGGTCGCATATTGCTGGATCGACAGGCGATAGTAGCCGCGAAAGAAAATATTCAGCCGGCGCTCATTGGTAATGCCGCTGCCATTGGTGTCGTTGCCAGGTATGTGCACCTGCGCATCCAGCGTGAAATTGGCGAGGTTTGCGCGCAGCGGCAGTGATGTAGGCGATGTGCCGATTGTGCCCGACCAATTGGTCGTGGGCGTGGTGTGGTCGTTGCGAAACACGGGGTTGCGCACGCCGGCCAGCGCGCACAGCCGTCGAATCGCATCCTCCACCGGCTGAAACAGGCCGGCGTAGCGCGCCCACCTGCTCACCGTGATCTTTGACACAGCGCCGGCGCTGTCGCGCGGTGAATACAGCACCATTGCATCAGAGGCGTGCGAGTTCTTCGCCGTGTTCAACTGCGCGCGCCCGCTCACAATAGCGAGCGCGCCGGAGATCGCCTTGTCCTTGTCGGCCTGCGATGTCCCTGGGTTATCGATATCCACCATCGCGCCCTGAATGGCGTTGGGATAGGGCTTGTTGAGCGTCAGCGTCGGCTGCGTGCCGCCGGCTGCCGATGATGCGTAGATGTTGTTGGCCGCATCGTTGTTGCCGTCGCCGGCATCGCCGTCGCGCGTGACGATGTCCACCTTCAGGCCGGCCAGCGGCGTGTTCAGGGTCGTCGCGAGCTGGTCGAACGCATCGCCTGGCAACTTGCCGCCATACGAGCGGAACTGCGTCAGCACGCTCGTCGCGCCACCCGTGCCGGCCAGCGGGGTATAGGCCGCAGGGCAATACACGCCGGTCTGATACACAGCCGTGTCGCCTGGCAGCGCGCCGCGCTTGAGATATCCAGCCACCGCCGGCAATTCTGCGTAGCGCAGGCACTCGTCATCAATGTCGAAATATGCGCTCGCAGGCAATCCGAACTGCGACGCCGCGCCGTCGAAAAACTTGCCGCCATGCGCCACCAGCCGCCACGCGCGCGCGTTGTTTTTGTCTGGATACGTGGGATAGTCCCAGCCTTCCCATGTGCCGCCTGGGAAGTAGGTTGAGCCGGTTTTTAGCAGGTGCAAATTTGCATCGGTCTGCACCAGCCGCATCGCGATGGCCGTCGTGTCGTCGGTCACGAACGCGCCGCGATACCAGCATGGCAACGCGCGCTTGCCGGCGCGCGTTTCCGTCCACACCATGCCGCCAGTCACTGCATCCTTGCGCGCGCCGCTGGAGGCCGAGCCCGTGGTGTCGGTGCCGGCGTCGATCACATACACGGCAACACTGCGATCAACGCTTGTCGGCGCATTTATCGACGCCGGCGTCGTCGAGCGATAGTTGTAGAGCGTGATGGATGTGCCGCCCACGGTGTTGATCGTGAACAGTTGATCCATGTGGCTGGCTTTGAGAAGACGGATTGTCATGCCGGCCTTTAGCACAGACGGGGTCGTCGCAAATCCAATGCCGTCGCTGGGGCTGCCAGGGATGCCGTTGTAGGTGCCGTTCGCGGCCAGTCGCGTGTAATCACTCAACGCCAGCGTCGAGGCGTCGGTGAGCTGCGCGGACACGTCGCCATATTCACCCTGTGCGAACCACGTCGCTGCGCCGGCCACGTCGGTCGAGAGCGCCAGCCCACACAAATCGTCGCCGGCCTGCGAACGCTTCGCCTGCCAGTCGAACAGGAACTCGCTCCACAGTTGATATTGCGCGTTGGCCGCCCACGTCGCCGCGCCGGTCACGCGCGGCTTCACAAACACCTGCACGCGCCGGCCACTCACGCGCACGGCCACGTCATACAGGTAGCCCTTTGCGAGTGCATTCGCAGCCGAGGTGCGATATGTGCCGCTCACCGCCTGCGTGCGCAGTCCGGCGGCCAGTGGTGTCGCCCAGCCCCACAACATGTTCGCTTTGTCTTTGAATTTCCAGCCGGTGTCTTCCTTTTCGGGATCGTCTGGATCGATGCTGTTGAGTTTGAGCGCGCGCACGCGCGGACGGTCACAGGTCTCAAACGCAGTCCAAGTGTTGTAACGTGGCACCAGCACCACATTGCCGTTGCCGTCGTCATCGCAGCCAAACACGAAACCGAGAGCGCTCACGGCGTAGTTGTCGCCGGCGTCCATCTGCACCGTCGCCTCCATCAGCGCATCGCCGGATTCATCACTGTCGACCAGCGCGATGAAGGACTGATTGCGGCCCGTGTAGACCAGCCCCTTCTTTGTTGGCTTCGCGCTCTGGTCATTCTCGACGAGCGATGCCGGCGGCGTGAAGTCGGGCGTTTTGACGTTGAAATCGTCGAGTGTCGCCAGCAGCGTGCGCAATACGCGTTGCCCACGCAAATCCGTTTCGGTGAGCAGGTTGTGGTCGATCAATTTTTTCTGGCCGAGATCGCGCGCGCTGATCGCGAGCGCGCCATGATCGACGCTCGTCTCGCCGGCAGCCATCGCCGTGCGTTGCAGGTCATCAATGCCATAGGCCGCATAGGACTCGGCGCTGCCGTCATAGCCGAGTTTCAGATACAGCACGCTACCGTTGCGCACATGCGCGCTGCCATCCCACATCATCCCGCCGCCGGCGGTCGATGGATCGGCGATGCTCAGGGTGAGCTGGTCGGCGGCCTCAGCGCTCTCCTCGATCTGGATGCTCTCGATATAGTCGTCGAGCGCGTTCGCCGCAGACGATGCCGGCGCCTGTAGCTGTGTGACGAATGCGGCATAGCCCTGCCCGCCGCCGGCGTAATAGATGGTTGACGGCGAGTCATTGCGCAGGAGCAGCGCGCCGCGGCAATCGGTTTTGGTGAGGAAGCTGGATCGCTCATACAAACTCCAGTTCCAGCCGTCTGCCGACTGCAAATACAGATCGAGCGCGGCCACCTGAATGGTGCTGGACGGCGACACGCGCGTCTGACGCGTGAAGCGCGCGGTGAGAGTGAACGTGCCATTGATGCGCGTGAGGCTGCACGGCAGCAAGCCCAAGAGTGTGGCGCTGGCCGAGATCGGCGCGACCGGCACGAGCGCCGACTCGATGCCGGATTTCAAATAGAACTGCACAGCGCGGCCGGTGCTCTGGTCGTTTGCGATCACATGGATCGCGCCGGTGTCGGTGTTCGCAATCGCAGTGATGTATGAGCAGTATTTCGCGCACGTCCACCAGTCGCTATACACATCCGCGTCCAACATCGGAATCTGGATGATCGTGTTGAGCGCGACCGCAGCCGATGACGAGCCGGCGATCCAATAGAACTGAATGGTCGAGAGCTTCAGCGTGAAATCGTGCGTGCCGACGGCAACGATCACGCCGTAGTCGGTCGGACACACCGCCTCCACGCGCCGCACGCGCGTTGCATTGTTGCTGAACGCGTCGCCGAAGACGCTGCTGTAGTTCGACAGCGCCACGCTCACGTTGTTTGTCGTGCTGCTGAGCGTGGCGCGCTTGACCTGCACGCCGGAGCCGTCCATCGTTGCGGCGTAAAGCCGGATCGTGCCGCCTTCGTTGACGATGGCGCTGCGCATCGTCTGCACCGCCAGTGATGTCACCGTGTTGGGCAGTGCATAGTCGCCACTGCTGGCAGTGTCGAACACGCGCAGGTAGGCGTTGCCGTTGGTGTGGCGATACGTCGCATACGCAAGCGTCCCCGTGTTGCGCATGCACAACGACTGCGCAATCTGCGTGTCGAGCGTGCCGGCGCTGCTCGATGCGAACGCGGCGAAGTGCAGCACCTCATCGCGCGCGGTGAGCACGATGGCGGGGTTTACCAGCGGCTGCTGCTGAGCGGTGAGGTTGGCGCCCGACAAACTGCGCATCAGCCCACCTTCCTCAAGCTGAAATCAACGGAATACCAGCCGTCTGTGCCTTCCATCGCCGGCGCCAGTTCCGGCGTCAACACTGACACGCCATCGATCATCACGTTGCCCTGCGACACGCCCCAGATGTCGGTGAAGGCCAGTGTGCGCCCGCTCACCGTGTTGGCATCCAGCAGCGTTTTTGCCTCAGTGCGCGAGTGATAACCCGTCGCCGGCGAGTCCTGCACCAGCGCGGTGAATGTCCATACCCTTGCACGCGCGCCGATCACGGCGTAGGTTTTTGCGCTCAGCGTGTTGCGCCCACTAGCCGGCGCGCCCGGCTCGCGCCAGGTGTTAAGCCGCACATAGAGTTTCTTTGCGCCGAGGGTGACAAACTGGTTATAGGCCATCGCTGCACCTCACGGTTGACGGTAGTTGCGGCGCCGGTTCTGCGTCGTCGCACCCGCGCCGTTGTTGACGCTGGCACGCGCCACCGCCGCGCCGTCCACGTTGACATTGACCGTTTGCGGGGAAGACCCTTGCGCCGGCGGCGCGCCCCCCGTGTCCAGATTGCCTGGCGTGGGAAGGATTGGCTGCGAGCCGGTGCGCGGCGCATAGTTGTAAAAATCGCCGGCGAGCTGGTCGAGTCCGATCACCACCGCCTTGATCGTGACGGTCTTCTCGGTCGGCAGATTTTTCACACGATCATGCAGGTCATCCACCTGCGGCATGCCGGTGACGCTGGCGGCGATTTGCACTTGCGCCTTGCCTGGCAAATTGTCAACGCCCTGCGACAGTTGCAGCGTCTTGACTGCGCCTTCAGCAGCCGCAGACGTGAACTCGTTCAGGTCGTTGATATAGGGCTGAGCGGAGGGGCCGGCGGCTTGCAATGCGCGGGTGTAATCGATCTGTCCGTTGCGCAGCGCCAGCACCAGACCGAGCGCATCCCCCATCGAGATCGAGCCGGCGTCGAAGCCCTTCATCACACCCTGCACCGCAATCTTCATTTGCTCCTGCGCAAGCGTGGTCTGGCCAGTCGCGAGCGCGTAGGCCGACTGGAGCTTCTGCATCTTGTTCATCGGCTCCAGACTCGTACCCATCAGCCCCTGCATCTCAGATGTCTTTTGCTTCAACGCGTCTTGCGCATTGGCAACTTCCTTGACCGCTTTCGCCGCGCCACCGGCGGATCGCGTCGCTTTGTCCATCGCAGGGCTGAACTCGCTCATCATCGTCATGCCGACCTCTTTCGATGTGCCGACGACGACCTTCATCGAGTCCGTGAGCGCGCGGTTGGCGCGCTGCTGGGTGGACACGCCCTTTTGATATATGGCGTATTGAGAGGCGTACGCATTACTGAGCACCTGCTGTGTGCCCTTGATGGCGGCAGCGCTCGCCGCTGCGGCAGCGCCCTGCGCGCTGGCCAGCATGGCGATTGCCACTTCAGTGTTGGCAGCTGCGCGCAGTGCGTCCTCAGACGCCTGCACCATCGCTGCGCCCATGACCGACGCCGCGCCAGGCACGCCGGCGAGCGCATTGACCATCGAGTCCGTCATCGACGACGAACCGCGCATCGATTCGTTGTATGTGTCGATGGCGTCCTTGAGCTTGACCAGCTCCGCCTGCGACATCTGCGCGCCGCTGACCATTTTTGCCCAGCCATCGGCGATGGTCATCTGCGTAAACAGCACACTGACGGCGGTATTGGCCTGGGTGAGACCATCGACCAAAACGGGAATGACTTCGCCGCCGATCTTGTTTTTGAGTCCCTCCCACGAATCGTTGAGTTGATCGAGTTGCTCGTGGAGCCGTTTGGCATCCTCAACCGTCTTCTGGCCGATGACCAGGCCGGCTTGATCCGCAGCCTGCATCATCTCCCGAATCGCTGCGCTGCCGCGATTGAGGATGGGGATCATCTCGGCGCCGCTGCGCCCGAAGGCGTCAATGGCCATTGCCGTTTTGGCCGGCCCATCGGGCATCTTCTGAAACGCATCAGCCAGGCTCATCAACTCGCGCTCAACATTCGCGCTTGCGCCTTTAGTTTTGAAGAAGTTGTCTGCGTATTTGACCAGGCTCGTGTTGACCGCATCCGACGACACGCGCATGTCGTCCGCGGCCTGCGTGAAGCCGGAGAGAAACTGCACGGATGCGCCGGTTTTCTGTGAGAGTTTGTCATATGCGAGCGCAGCCTGCTCCAAATCCATCGCCATGCCCACCACCGCTTTGCCGGCGGTGACGATGGCGCCGACGCCGCCGGCGACAGCGGCCAGTCCCCCGACAAGCGCGGGCGCGGCAGCGGCGATGTCTGTCAGTCCGCTCTTGATCTGCGTCAAGCCAGACGCCACCTGTGGCGCGCCGGTCATCGTCGTTTTGACTTCGACGCCGACGGTTTTGTTTGCAATCGGCATAATTATTTTTGCCTGCTACATTGCACGCCTTGCCGCGAGCGCTTTCCAATCGCCCCACTCGCTCGCGTCATCTTTTGCGTGTTTGGCTGTCGGCTCATCCTTTGACAATGCGGCACTCAACACGGCCAGATCGAAGTCGTAAGCCAACCGTTCATCCTCAATGCCAAGAATCGCGCTGGGGCGCTGGCTATAAGTTGCCGCCACGACGTGCAGCGCCCTCACCTCGTCGCGATTTCTAAAAAACTCAGCAGCGTTGCAGGGCTGGTGTTCAGCCAGTTGAACACAGCCAGCAGGTCGTCGGCGTCAAATTCGGAAATCGAGATTTCGTCATCTTTCGGCGTTTGACCGGTTGGCACAACACGCGGCTCCTGAATGGCCGTGATGGCGTGAAGCCGGATCACGTCGATGTATTTCGTGATGGCGTCCTGGGGAGAGATCGACTTACGCAACAGGTCGTCGGCCTGCGCTGATAGGCCCGTGGGGATGCTGCCGGCGCAGGCCATCTCCAATAGCGATAACCTTTTCACGCGCACACGCAAGCCGGAGGGAAGTTCTTTCCACTCACCCTCCTGCTTCTTTTTGCGCCACTCTGAAACGTTTGTTTGCGGCATGGTGATTTACGCGATCTATCAGGTGGTCTATCAAGTGGTCGGCAGCGTGGCCGCCGTTTCGTTCTGCGTGACCGTCCAGATACCATTACCGTCGCCCAGATCGATAGCCGTGCCTTTGCACTTTGAGATGTAGAACGAGCCGTCTTTGAACTCGCCGTCGATGCCATCGCCGTCGATTTTGCAGTTCCACAACGTCACCCACGTGTCGTCGCTGTTCGGCCCCATCGCTTTGCCGTAGACCTTGAAATACGGGAACACATCGCCGGCCTTGCCATTCAGTGTGATCTTCTGGCTCGGCGTGGTGCCGCTGGTAACAACAGTGCGACCGGTGAGCTTGGCGTAGGCTTCGAGCGAAATGCCGCCAGACTCCAACTCCCACTCGGCGCCGTCGGAGAACGCGACGATTGCAATGCGCTTGTCATTTCCGCGCAGCGTGCCGCTCGTCGTGGTCTCTTTGAATTTCAGCGTCATCGCCGCCGGCAAATCGACGTAGGTGCCACCCTGCACGACGCGCACCTGTCGCAGCCCGAAGGGCTTGTCTCCAAATCCAGCCATGTTTGCTATACCTCCAATGTGCCGAGTTCGCCCGCGCGCAAGGATGCGCGAAGGGCGAACTCGGGATTGATGATGTCATCCAGCGCGCGAGCCGCGTGCGCCCACGTCATGTTTGCATGAATCCACGCGCTTGCGCCGGCGCCGAATGCGCTCGCCGCTTCGCGATGCTCAGCGCACCAGCGCAGTCGCGAGACCAGTTGGTCGATGTCGGGTTCTGCCCAGTCGCCAATCTGGCCGGCGTCCCATGCGCCATACTCTGCCGTGCGCGTGCCAGCAACGCCGACCGGCATCGCCCACTTGTCAATGTCAACGGCAAGTCCGCCGTAGTTCGTCGTGATGACCGGCAGACCGGTCGATGCCGCTTCGCGCGGCGGACTGCCCCAGCCTTCGCCCCGTGACGGGAACACGTAGCAGTCGACCGCTGTCAGCCAGGCCAGTTGCGTTTCGGTGTCCATCAGGCCGCTGATGACCTTCACGTTCTCGTCGGCGAAGCGCGGTGACGCCGGCAGCTCGTCGCGGAAGTGCATCACCAGCCTCACATCGCTGCGCCGGCCAAAGGCCATGACAAAAGCGCGGTAGGTTAAATCCCAGCCCTTGCGCAGATCGGGCGTGCCCGACCACATGAACACATACATGTCATTGCGCTGCTCATTACGCTGCGAATAACGAGAGGCGCGCGCGCTAAACGGATAGTCGCGCGCATCCACACCCCACGGCACAACGTGAATGGGGCGCGTCACGCCGTTGTCGCGGAACACCTCAGCACACCACGCGCAAGGCACAAGCAGCGTCTCTGCGCGCCGGTTGATCGCATCCGCCCAACCCGCCGGCAGCCTCGACGCCTCAAACATCGTGTAGCTCACAAGTTGGTCAGCGCTGATGCTGTCGAGCCAGTCCGGCACACACAACGCAACCGCCGTGCCAGGCACCGCCCACGTGCGCGATGTCTCACCGAATGCGCCGGTGTCGTCGCGCATGTCCAACGCGCGCCAACCCATCTCGCGCGCTGCGCGGCTCAGCTTGATCGTGCCGACACCGTAGCCGTCGCGCGGCATGTGGAAACCCATCAGCGTGCGCGTGTCGAGTGTGTGCATGGTTAGCCTTCACCCTCCAGCACGGTGATCGTGAACACGTTCGCCATGTAGCGCGTGCCGCCCTGGTTGGCAGTGCTGGTTTTGACCAGCGCCTGCCGCACTTCGTCTTTGGTGACATAGGCCGAATGCACCAACCCGCCGAGCGTGCGATTGCGGAAGATCAGGTCATAGAACACGCCGGTGAACTCGCGCGTGCGGCGATCCGCCTCTGCGGTCTCCTGCGCCAGCACATGGCAGGCGATGGCGTTGATGTTGTATTCGCGCGTCGTCAGCACGCCGAACGTGTCGGACGTGTTCACGCCGCCCATGTATTCGAAGAACATGAACGGCCCCGACTCACTGAACACTGGCGGGATCGCGTCATACACCCAGCGCAGGTAGGGTTCAATGCGCACCGCCGGCGGGCCGTCGTAGCCCATGCCGGTGTCGAGCATTGTCACGTCGGCGATGCTGCCGGCGGCCACGCGTGCCGCGCCTTCAGCAGGGTATTGGCCGCCATCGAAAGCCAGTCGCACATAGTCGGCATAGCCACTGCCGCCGGCGTCCACCGTCGCGGCGGTTATCGCGCCGGACTCAACGCTGGCTGATATCTGCGCGCCGAAACCATCTGCGGTAAGCGCCTGCCGAGCAATGTCGGCCAGCGTCAGAATAACTGGGCGAATGTCGTAGCGCATGGCAGTCGTCATGGGCGCACCCGCTCGTAAGGCGACAGCGCCTGCACGATGTCGCTTGGCGTGGCGCTGGGCACCACGATTTGCCCCACGTCGGGGAAGGCGGTCACCTCAAACGGGGCTTCGCGCTTGTGATACATGAACGCCGTCATGCGCGCCGCGGACAGGATGATGTCGTCAGGCAGCACGGCATAGCCACCTTGATACGATAGACGCGTGAACAGCCGGCCTGTGCGCGGCGCGTTCACATTCAGAAACGTCAGCACATAGCCGGCGATGTCGAGTTGGTCGAGCGGCAGCGCCGTCCAAGTTTTTAGGTCGGTGGAATACTCCGCGCTCGTGACGAATTGGCAATAGCCCTTCGACGTGGTGACCACCAACGCGCCGTCGTCTGCGCTCACCACCTGTGGCGCGCGCCGAATCTCGCCGGTGATGGCCTCATCGTCGAATGCGCGCCGGCCACCTGGCAGCATGTGCCTGCACACGCGATCGACGCGCGCGCAGGCGCGCGGGATGCGCTCGGCAATCGCGTTGTCGTCGATTGCGCTTGCGCCCTGCTTAACCAGTTCCGTGCGTGCCTCTTCGAGCGTGCAATAATCCACGTTGCGCCCCTATTTATTACGCCTTCTTACTGCGCTTTGGCTTGTCGTCGGTCTCTTCGAGCGACTTCTCCGCCGGCACATCAGTCGTCTCGCTCTCGACCGGCACAAGCTCGCCGCTGTCGATGAGCGGCCGAAACGCCGGCACGTGCTCATCGGGAATATCGACCACGCCGTCGCCGGCAAAGAATTGGGTCTCGCCGTGCGACACGCTGTTGAACTCTGTTTTGAAAATTGCCATGTGTTTAGTGTTCCGTTTGGTGCTGGGCCGGCTGCCCTTGCGGAAAGCTCGCAAGGGCAGCCGGCCACTTGTCCGTCAATCAACCAACACGCTGCGGCTTACACGCCGTCGGCGATGTTCGTGATGAGGCCGATTGCCGACGGGAAATAATGTGCCAGCACGCCGTCGAAATACACACCCGACTCGTACTGTCGCTTGGTGATCGGCCAGTCGATCTGGTAGTAGTCCTGACGCAGGTGCATCTCGACCACGTTCGAGACGTTCGCCGCCGGATAGGGCAGCGTGTCCACGTGCGCCATGATCGTGCCTGGCGCGGCATCGGGATGCAGCGCGATCTGGATCAATTGACCGCCGTTCATCGAATAGCGGTTCAGGTAGGAGCCGACCACGGAGCCGGCCACCACGCCATTCACGCCGCTGGAGAAATCGCCGGTCATGCGCACGATGGGGCTGCCGCCGTTTTTAATCACGAGCGCGGTCATGTTCTTCACTTCCTGCGAAGACACATACAACACGTTCGGACTCAGGCGATACAAATCCCACATGCTCTTGAGCAGCGTCTCCACCTGGTCGATGGCGCCGTCGTTGTTCGACGCGGCCAGCTTCGTGCCGGTGCCGGCGGTGCCGGTTGCCAGTGCCTGCACCGTGCCCCCCTGAAAACCGATGTTGAGCAGACCGTCGAACTCATAGGCGTTCTGCGAGCGGTCGGCGGTGAACAGCGTGCTGAGCGCCTGCCCCGTGCCGGCCAGCGCAGTGAGCTTCACCGAGTTGATCGTCGTGATCGCTTCGAGCTTCTCGTTGCCGCTCGTGCCGACATACCACGCATACGCCACCGCGCCGTTGACTGCGGTCACCGACGCGCTGATCGTGCTGGTCGAGCCGGTGGTCGTGGTCGAGCCGGCGGTGGACTTCTGCGCAGTGCCAGGGTTGTAGGTGTAGGTCGTGCCGTCGGGCATCGTCACCGTTTGCACGCCTGGCACGCCGCCGACCAGGTCGGACGCGAGCCAGCCGGCATGCGTGAGCGCGACCGCATACACGTTGTAGGTGGCCGCGGCAATCGAGCCACCGCTGGCCGCGTTGGCAACCGTCGGCGTCGGCGTGGTGCCGAGTGCGACCGCGCTGCCGTTGCCGCCGAAGATCAGCCGCTCTTCCTGGATCATGTTCGCCCACAGCAGCCGCTGCGCCATGGTTGCGCGGATGTCCTCGAAGTTCACCGCGGCGTTGACAGCCTCGAAAGTCACGTAGTCTTCCAGACCGACTGTTTTGTAGCTCGCCAACTTGTCGGCGGTCGTCATCGCGACCGTGCCGTTGCGCTTGCCTTCCGGCACTGCGCCGCGCAACTTGCCGGTGTTGATCGCGGTGACCACCTTCCAGCGCGTGGCAATGTCGCCGCTGCCCTTCACGCGCGGGATTTTGTTGCGCAGCGGCGTGATGACTGGAAAGAGGTTTTTGGCCGGCGTTTGCAGGTCATACCACACAAGGCCGGTCGATTGCGTGATGGCCTTGTTCAGGATGCGCGGGTCGCCGGCCAGCGGCGAGCGCGCGGACTTCTCAAACAGCGCGATGGTGTCCTGGTTGATTTCACTCAAGCCAGAGATGTAATTACGGGTCATGTCAAATCTCCTGTGAGAATGGGAATAACGGGTTGCGATGATCGACGATCAATGGACGCCTAGCGCAGTCAGCTAACTCAGTCGCATGCCGCCGGCGCGATGGGTCAGCCGGATTGCTTCCTGTGCGCGCTTCGCCATTAACGACTGGCGGACAGCAGGGTCTTTCTCTTCGTCGATCAACCGATCCAGCGACGCGATGAGCGTGTCGCTGTCATTCGCGGCCGCGCCAATGGGCAACTCACGCAGCACAGGGCCAGAGCCAGCGGGCTGTTTCTCCAGCTTTTCAATTCGACCTTCAAACGCGCCCAGCCGGGCCGTTACCTCATCGAATCGTTTCGCCAGATCAGTGCTTGCCAGTTCGGCCTTTTGCAGCGGTTGCACAGCGGCAGTCGTGAATTCCTTGAGAATCGCCTTCACATCGTCAATCAATTCGGACTTGAACTGAGACGTGAAGTCGTTGAAATGGGCTTTGTTCATGTTGTCTTCAGCAAGCGCGGCAGTCTCAGCAGTTACCTCCGCCGGCGTCTCAGTAGAGGCCTCAGCAGGGGTCTCGGCGGGTGTCTCGGCGGGTGTCTCAGTGGACGCTTCAAGCTGCGCTTCGAGCGATTCATCCTGCGCAGCATCCACTGCCGCTGCTTGTGTGGCCGCGGCCTGCTCAGCGACTTTGTCGTTGAGCGCGCTGGTGAGCAGTTGTGCGGCGGCAGAGAGTTTTGACGCAACATCGGCGTTGCTGCCGCTCATCGTGCCGGCCAGACCGCTCACAAACGCAAGCGCGCTGGCGATGTCCTGCACGGCCATGCCGGCAGAGAAGGCCGCCCACGCCGGCTCGTCGCTCATGTCTTTTTGGAGCTTCGCAACATCCGCGTCTGCTCCTGCATCCGCGTTCGCATCCGCGTTCGCAGCGACGCACATGCCACCGAGCGCGCAGGCGCTGTCATGAATGGCTTGCACGAGATGCTGATCGCCGGCGGAATGTCGCGCGCCGGCTTTTGCAAGCTCATTCAAATCGCCGGCCAGCTTCACCAGATCGGGCGCGGGGATGACAAACGGATGTTGCTCTTCCACGCCATCGGCCTTCACCATGGTGAACGTCGCCCCGCGCATGCACGGGTTGTCAACAATGCTCACTTCGCTGGGAATGGCTTCATAGCGCATCAGGCCGTTCTCGTATTTTTGCGTGCCGTAGCGGCCACCGACACTGAAGCCGGTGTACACGCCTTCGATGACTTTCTTCCATTCGCCATCGTCGATGATCTTCGTGCCGACGATGACGCGCTTTGCCTCATCGTCAAACCGCATGTCGATCACCTTGCCGGCGGCAACGGGTTGGTGCATGGCGCGCACATTGCCGAGCGATTTGCCGCCCGTCGCATCGCTGATCGTCTTCGACCACTCCTGAAAGCGCGGCTTGGAGAGCGCGTAATCCATGATCTCGCCGGATTTATCCGGCGCTTCCTCGGCGGCCACGCCCCACACCTCTCGGCGCTGCTCATCGACTTTCGTGATCGGAATGAATACATTCATGTTTCCTCAACGAAATTCCCAACGGGAAAAGCAAAACGCGGGCGCCGAAGACTTTCGAGATTGCTCTCTACTTGGTTCTTCAGCGCCCGCGTTTCAGTGATTAACCCCAGCGGGGTTTTGTATCTACTTTAACGCGCGGCCAGATCGACACCGCATTTGCTGATTGAGATTCTAGCACGCTTGTTCTGTGCGTCAATATCATCACAATCCCGCGAGATACGACTCAATGCTGCGCCCAATCTCGTCGGCAATTGCATCAAGGTCTTTCTCGACGACATTCGGCAACTGCCACCACCTGCCCTGATGCATCCATGCCTGCTCATCATCGCCGCCGATGACGTAGGGCGCGTAGGGAATGTTCGAGCCGATGACGCCGGTCACGCCGGCGCCGTCGGCATACACTTCTTCGGTAATCGACTGCCCCAGTTTGCCGGTGCGCACGTAGCTGGAGTTGGCCGGCGACGCCGGATAGGGCGGCAGATGCTGATGCAGCAAATAGAAGCCGCGCTTCATGCCTGGCAGCACGGCCTGCTGAAACCGCGCCGGCGTGAAGCCCTTCGCCAGCTTGTCGATGTATTCGCGATTGGTGATCGCGACGCTGAAACCGATCATGGCCTTGGCGTGACGTAAAGAGGCACCACGCCTTCGGTGAGCATGCGATACAGTTTCGCGATAATGAGTTTGGCGTTGTGTCCATCGGTGCCGTGATTGAATCGCTGCGCATAGAGCAAAGCGAATTCAATTTCTTTCGTTTCGCGGTCGGTCAATCCAGCACCCTGCCGCACTTCAATCACGCGCACGGACTGAGCCGCGGCGCTCCATGCACTGCGCACCTCATCGCCCAATTCACTCCACGCGGGGATGGGGCGACCATCAAAGGTTGTGCCGCGCTTCGCCTCCGTGTAGGCATCAAATGCCATCTGTCCAAACGATCTAGTTTCTTCGCTCATTTAACTCCTTTTAGCAACTTTCCAATTTGCCGGCACGCATCCAGCCGGGTCTGTGTTGTATTCACTCATGGCACCAACCCCGTTTCTTCGTCCCACCCATCCGGCTTCTCCAGCACGGGCACCACGTAGCACCGGCAGCCTGGATGCGCGCCAGGACGCTCATATCGCTTGTCGGTCTCAGGATCGACAAAGGGTGATCCAATGGGGCGCATCTGCCCCACGAGCCGGCCACACACCGGACACACGCCATCATCCTGCACGCTGTTCCACATGTTGCCCCACACGCCGGCGGCCTCCCACGCCAGGTGGTTGCCAGCGGCAAAAGCGTTGGTCGTCTCGCTCTGCGCAATCAAGCGCGCGCGCTTGGGGTCGTCGATGAGCGCGTTGACGCGCTGGGTAAGCGCCGGCAACGCTTCGCCGGCTTTGATCCAGTCTGCGACCGCAACGCGAATGTCTGCAACGGTCGTTGCCTGCAACTGTTTGATGAGCCTGCCGGCATTCGCGCGCGCCCACGACTCTGCCGCCGTATTGACCAGCGACCAATCCACGCTGGCGCGCAAGCCGGCAGAGATGACACCAGGCGCATCGCCGGCCCTACCGCGCGCCTCATCCGTGCCGTGCGTGATCGAACGCAACAGCCACACAAACACCGCCGGCAGCAGGATCACGATGAAGGATTGCCAGAACGATGCGCCGGTCGACATGCTGCTCGCGGCCGGCGGAACAGGCGCAGGATCATCGGCGCGCTTTGATCGCCCCTGCGAAGCGGCCAACGCGTCAATGTAGGCGTGCCAAAGTTCGGGATTGTCAGCCGCTATCGCTTCGGCCTGCGCTTGATCTCCAGCGGCCAACGCGCCGCTGATGAGTGCCAGTTTCGCCGCCAGATCATCCGTCATGCCGTCCTCGATCTTGCGCCGCCCCGCCGTCGGATGCTGTTCACCCTTCGACAGGGTCAACGCTTTTGGGATGTCTCGTGTTCGGAATATCTTGTTGATGTCGCTGGCGTTGTTTGCCAGTGCGAGCGCGCCACGGATGCGCTTTTGCACTGATAGCGGTATCGCGCCGGCGCTCACTGCCGGCGGCTCACAGTCGGGTTTTTTTCCGTCCCACAATCTCCGCACCGATTTCTCGCGCCAGTGATCCAGAGCGAGTTTGGTAAATGCCGGCGGCACGTCGTCTTTGGCCGTTGCACTGGCCGGCGTGTCGTCCTGCGGTGCGTCTGCACCATCCCCGCCATCATCGCCGGCAAATGGCGCGAGTTGCGCCGGTGGTGACGCAAGGGGCGAAACAGCGGGCGAAACAGCGGGCGGCGGCGGATTAAACAGATCATCGAGCAGGATCGGCGCACCGGACACGATGATGAACGGTTTGGCGTTGGCGATGGCCGGCTGACCCTCTTTCGCGCGCCACACGTTGATGTCGATCACGCCGTTTTGAAGCTGCGTTTGCATCAGCGCTGCCGCTGCGGCTTTGTCTTCCTCCGGCCCAATATTCACGAAACGCCACACCAGCGGCAATTTGGTCTGGCGTTGCACGATGCCGGTGAAAAGGTTTTGCAGATACTGCGTCAGCGGCCCAATGCCGAAGCGGTACATGCTGTTTTCCTGCCCTTCGAGAAACCCCTTGCCGCCGAGTCCCGCGCCGGCCACCAGCCCCAGCTCGCTGGGCAGGAAACCAAACGCGTAGCAGGTCATGCGCAACATCCACTCGTCGAATGCGTTCGACGCGGCAGCATCTGGCCGGCGAAATTCATACACCGGCTGCCCGCCGCCCGGGCTGGGCAGGAACTTGATGCGGCGCAGCTTCTCGACGTTGCCGGCCAGGAGTGCATCGATGTAGTTCTGAAACGTCTCGATCTGCTCAGGCGTCCAGTCGGAAGGTAGAAACGCGAATGCCTCCGGCACGTTGGTTGTGTCCCAGTACGACGTGGCGGCGAACTGCCGGCGCAGCGCCTCATTGATGCGCAGGATCAAAAACTCAATCGGGCTTTTGCCGTAGGGGCTGGATGCGCTCGTGTTGAACGGGCGATACAGCAGGCGGTCGGCGGTGAACCACTGCCAGTTGCGCCCCTTGATGGCCTGCATGTACGCCGGCACGGGCGCGCGCGGGATGCGTCCACGCTGGTCGAGCAGCGGGCGAATCGTGCTACCGTCGATCTGCTCCACGCTCACGATTTGGCCGCCGGCGTCCTGATCGATCCACAGGCTCACCGCGTCATACACCAGCAGATCCTCGAGCACCGCGTTGCACCACGCATCGAACTCCGTCATGCCGTCAGGCTTGCGCCAGAATGCGCGCAGCGCGTCGATCTCGCCGGCGTAGTCGGTTTTGTCAGCCAGATCGCCCTTCTGGATGTCCCATTCCAGCGAGCGAATCTCGCGCTTCACCGCCTCAATCACGATGCGCACGGCGTCTGACACATCGGCGAAGTTTTTGAGTTGCGCAAACGGCATCTGCCCATACCCGCTGCGCGGCGTCATATACAGGTTGATGCCGGACTGGTAGTCGAACACGCGTGGCTTTTCAGCGGCGTCGGCAAAGGGCGGCAGGGGAATGCCAGGGGTGAACACGCCGTTCGCGCCCCACGCGCCGGCGTAGGCTTGCGCCATCTGCGTGCCCGTCTGCGTGCCGGCGGGAGCCGCGCTCGTTGCATCGGTTGCATCGTTGATCTCGTTATTCGCCATGCTGTCCTCCTTGTTGCGTCTCTTCGTTCTGCATGCGCTCCATCTGCGATTGCGCGTGCTGCACCCACCCTGGCGTGCCGCTCGACATCATTGCAAACACCCCGCTGACGGCATCCACGCGATCATCGTGTGCCGCAAACGGGAATGCGCTCATCTCCTCCACCCAATCCGCGATCCATGTGTCGTCGTTGACGGTTTCCCGAACCAGCGCGAGCTTGCCCATCTCGGCGCGGTCGGCCACCGGCTGGGCGCGCGCGATTTTGTCGGTGTGCACATCCACCGCGCGCAGGGCGATGTTGACCAGTTCCTTTTCTCGCATCAGTTCCTGCACCATCGGCGCGCCGTGGGCCTTAGCCTCGACACCATGCCGCGTGTCGCGCTCGTCGAGCATCAGCTCCTTGACCATCCTGCGCGCATCGGGGCTTTCCATTTTGCCGGCGCGACCACGTCGCAGATACAGCATGCCATCTGCGCCAAATGCCCCAGCAATCGTGGCGGTGTTGTCGGCCTGTTGTTTGAGGCTGTATGCCAGGTCGTAATAACGCACCCAGCGCAAGCCCGCCGGCGCCGCATCGACAATGCGCAGCCACGGCTTTTTGAAAATAGAGCCTTCAGCGGGGCGCGGCTTCTGTTGGTATTTTGCCAACCACGAACGTTCACTCACGCCGCGAATGGCGTTGAGTTCTGCCAGCGGCCAGCGCGCCGGCCACAACGCATCGCCGCTTTTGCGTCCAAGCGGGTCGGCGTCTTCGGCGATGGCGGGCAGTGTGACCACCTGCCATCGTTCACCTTTGCGCGTTGCATCGTTGAGCAGCCGGCCGGCGAGATCGTCCTCATGCCATCGCTGCATCATGCAGATGATGGCGCCGCCAGGCTCTAAGCGCGGGCGGATTGTGTCGGTATACCAGGTGTAGACGCTTTCGCGCGCGGCCATGCTGTCAGCCTCCTCGGCTTTGCCGATGGGGTCGTCGATGATGATGACGCGCGCGCCCTGCCCCGTCGGCGACCCACCCACACCCACAGCGAGCATGGCAGGGCGCGTGTGCTTGTGCAGCGTCCACCGCTGCACAGTGGCGTTGTCGTCGCTGAGTTGCGTCAGCGGGAACAGGTTCTGATATGACTCCATCTCGATCATGTTGCGGACGTTGCGGCTGAATGTGTAGGCCAGTTCGGCAGTGTGACTCGTCACCATGAACTGCTGCGACCTGTCGCGCCCCAGGCACCACGCCGGCCACAACTCGCTTGTCAACTTCGATTTGCCGTGTCTGGGCGGCGCAAAAATCATCAGGCGCTTCACATCGCCCCGTTCCACCCGCTCCAGCCATTCGGCAATGTGCGCCAGATGCGACGCCGGCTCATACGACGAATCCACCAAATGGACAAAGTCCATCAGGTGCCGGCGCGCCAGCTCGCGCTGTGCCTCCTCACGGCGATTTCGCTCCCTTCTGTCCAGTTCCGCCCGCGCCTGCAACGATGGCACGGAGTTCGTCGTCACTGAGGTCGGCAAGCTCGCTCCAGGCATCTTCGTCGGCGCGCTCAAACCCGATGGTTTGTTTCGGCTTGCCGATGAGGTATTCGTAGATTTGCTGCCGCGCCCGCGCGCGGACTTGCCCGTCTCCCTCGGTCGTCGCGTCCTTGAGGTTGACCTCGACGACTTTGCGGAAGTCCTCTTCGTCGATGACCGCCGCGATGATCGCGAGCCGCGCGGCTTCGCGGGCTTTCGGCGCCCGCCCGCCGATGCCTTTGTGCCCTTCGACAAATTGCCCTTTTTCGTTGCGCTCACTCACATCAACCTCTGTCATCCACGCCAGTTATCTGGCAAAACTGGTCTCTACATTAAATCGTATACGTGTATACAATATTGTTGCGCCGGCCATCGGGAGGCGTTGGGCGGACGGCGGATGGTGCGTCGCAGGGCTGCCAGAAAGCTCGCCCTGTGCGCCGATGAGGCATCCGCGATACGTGTAGCGATCCTGCCGCACTGCGCTCCCGAATGGCTGTATCTCATGGCCGCATTTGCCACTACACCCCCGCCGGCTGCACCACGAACACCTTGTCGCGCGATGCCATGCCGATGCCGGTCGAGAAGAATCGATACGTATATCGTCCTGGCAGCGCAACAGGCCAATCCACGTAATATTTGCCCTGCGCGCTTTTCTGCACGATGTCTGGATATGTGTGCTCGATCACACTGCCAGCAGGCGTGCGGATGCGAAACGTGACGGTTGTCGGGTCCACCAGCGCGCCAGTCGCCGTGTCGCTAAACTCGCACGACAAGCGCACCAGATTGCCCAACTCGAATGTATTGACATCGCCTGCCATGCTCACCTCACTATTTCCTCTACGAGCATCGCGCGCGACAACGACCGCTCACCAAGCGAAAGCGCGTATGCCCGGTCTTCACTGAATGCGATGCGATATCGCTGCGTCTCACGCAGCAAAGCGAAGCTTGCACCGCCTGAAACAACCACACTGGCAACGAGCGTCTGGCTGTCCTGCGTGGCGTTCAACGCTGCCAGGATGGAGATCGCGCCGGCGGCGCTCAGAGTGTCATCGTCCTGCGTTGCACTCAGCGCGCCGGCCACCACCACCGACACAGACGCGCTCAGTGTGTCGTCGGCTGCCGTGCTGTTTAGCGCCCCACTAACCGCAACGGCCACACTGCTGCTGAGCGTGTCGTCGCCGGCGACAGATGACAGCGCGCCGGCCACATCCACCGTCGCCGATGCAACGAGCGCGTGATCGTCCTGCGTCGCGTTGAGCGTGGCATTGATGCCACCACCCGCCGGCGCGAGCAGGTTGTTCAGGAGCAGCGTGAGCAGCATGGGTTACAGATCAGACAGATTAGGCGTTGCCGGCATTGATCGTGAAGCCGGTCACGGTGACCGTCTGACTCACGGCGATGCTGGTGTTGTCGAGCTGCGCATCGCCCGTGCCAATGCCGCATGTGCCCTGCATGTGCGTGGTCGTGCCGGCGGTGTCCTTCAGGCGGAAATGGGCGGCGGTGCCCGCAGCCGCGCCCGTGCCCTGCCAGGTGCCCAGCTTGGTTTTGCTGCCCGATGAAGCCGCATTCATCCAGTCGCTCGGCAGCGCGATCTCGCACAGGAGCGTGCCACTGTCGGCGGCAGCGCAGTTGGCCGGCGCTGCGCCGGAGCGAATCTGGAGCTTGGGCGACGTGCCGATGGTGCTCTCCACCTGATCGAGCCGGTTGTTGCGAACCCCGACGGAATACTGAATTGCCATGTGTTACCTCACTTGAATAAAACGTTGACGACGATCTCGTTTGCCGCGACGGCGCCGGTGTCGTTGTCGGCGACGCCGGTCGTTAGCGCATACGCAATGCCGGTAGCAAATGCAATGCCCATGCCGCCGGTGTCCAGCACGAAGCCGGCGCCGGCAGTGTTGCCAGGAATCGGCAGCGTCAGCACTGGCGTGTCGGTGCCGACGGTCGGCGCCGTCGCTTTGTTGTAGAGCTTCAGATAGCGCACGGCGGCGTTTGTGTTCATCGCGATGATCGTAAACACCTGGCCGGCGCTGCCCTTCGCGCTGGTGGCGTTGGTCGATGCCGCACTGATGACGCGGGAGATGCTGAGTCCGCCGGCGGTGTGCGGCGTGGGCGTGACGGCAAGGCCGCCCGATGTGTTGACCGCGGCACGCTGGCCGCGTGTGGTGGCATCCTCAATCACGCCGACCGTGGCGCGCTTCGAGTCGATGCGCGGGGCGGCAGCGTCGTTTTCGGTCAGGGCCGTGCCGGCGGTCTCGTCGAAGATGAAGCCGGCCATGTGAAGGCGCGTCGTGCCATCGGTGAACGCGGCGTTGTCTGCGATGTTGCCGAGTGTGTTGATTTGACCGGTGCTGTCGGAGGCCACCGTCACGCGCAAGGTGTTGGCGCTCGATGTGCCGTTGTTGGCGGCAGCCGTGCCGCCGGCCACCTGCGCGATGTTGACCGACTGGTTGGCGGTCAGCGCACCAATGACGTTGGAGCCGGCCGGCAGCGGCGCATCCAACCCGACGAGACCGGTCGTTTTGGTGGCGCGCAGGCTGACCACTGCGGTGCCGGTGCCGGTGACCGAACAGCGCGCGCGCACCGATGCCAGTCCGCTCATCTCGGCCTGCCACTGGCCGTTGGCGGTGGTGGTGCCGGCAGCGGTCAACACGCCGGCAAACGACAGGATCGGCAGCGCAAACCAGTTCGAACCATCAAGCGTGCCTTCGACAATCACCGTGCCCGTCCAGGTGCCGGTGATCTGCACGCCGAGCGTCGCATCGGCGTTGAGGCCGGAGAGCGTGACGGCGTTGGCCGTCGAGCTGGTAGAGAGGTTTTGCGCAGTCGTCGCGGCGTCGGCTTCGCTGCGCACGCGATCCCACGTCGCGCCGTTCCAGCCCATCAGGTGCGCGGCCACCGCCGGCGCAGTGGGGTTGGCCGTGGCGTCAGCAAGCGCGGCAGCCGCCGGCAGTTCGCTGTCGATGGGCAGCCCGTTCGATGCGTCCACATCGCGCAGAACGCCATCCGAACCAAAGCCGACCTTCACGCGCTGCGCTTTCACGTTGGTCACCCCGCCGCCGTTGAGCGTGGTGAGGTCATCTGTGGCGATGACATCGCCGCCCGAACCGGTGTTTAATGTTGTGTTATCACTCACCGTTTCCTCCTAAGTTGAGCGTTGACATCCTCATTCCTTTACCCCACACCCAATAGCGCCAGCGTTTGTTGTTTTGCAGCCCCGCCGCTGCTCGGCTCAGCGTCAAACGCCGTCACGTCGTCAATATCGACGGTGTATTGAGCCTTCTCGAAATTCGTCATATGGACGATTCCGGCGATGGCCTGATCGACATTGAGCGCGGCGACGTTGGCACTCACCGTGCCGGCGGTTGTCCAGTTCGCGCCGCCGTCGGTGGAATATTTCCACGTCACAGAGCCGGCCGTTTTGTTGTAGATGAGGCGGTGGCGATACCACGTGTTAACGGTCAGCGCCAGCGTAATGCCGCTCGCCGTCGCGCCGTTGATTGAATGGTTGTAGCAAAGCTCGAGCGTGCTGGATGCTCTAACGCCCAGCCACGCCGCGTCGTTGACGCCGGCGACGCCTAGGAATAGCACCGCCTTCGAGCCGGCGGCGTCGTAGCCGCCACTCGTCCACGACGAGAAGCGCATCTCGGCTTCCAGCACGGTGACGAGCGTTGCCGGCGTGGTGAAGTTCTGAATCCCGATTGCGTAACCGGCGGTATCGGACGCCGAAGCCGCCGTTGCGCGCATGCCGTACGAGCCATTGCGCGCCGCGCCGGCCACGGCCGCGAGCGAATAGACGTTTGTAAACGTGCCGTTGCCCCACTGGGACAAGTCGCCCGTCTCAAACGTAATCGGCCCGGCAATTGTTGCCATTTAATTAGGTGCGACGACGCCGGCATTCGGGTATTCGCGCCCATCGACGCGAAACGTCAGTCGGCACACGCCGAACTGCACGCGGCAGTCACGCTCAATGCTTGCGCGCGCCTCATCGTCAAACCGGTCTGGATACAGGAACCATCCGACCGTGCGGAATGTGCCGACGCCGAAGGATTGATCGCCGGCGAAGTCGATGACGCGCCCGCAAATGATCCATTCGAGATCGACGTAACCCTCATCGGAGCGGCCATACCATGTCTCACACGCGCCATCGTTTTGCGCAAGGATGATCGGGCGCTCACCCGTGTCGGTCGTGCGAAGCGGCGGCTGCGCGGCGCATGGCTCAGCGAAACACAGTAGTCCGTCCCAGTAATGCACCTTGCCGTCGGTCGTTTTGAGCCAGAGCTGATAGTCATGGTCGCCGTGACTGCGCGCCATTGCCGTGCTCAGAATGTGCGCGATGAAATATGACTCCGCGCCGGCGTCGCTCACCCCATACGCGCCCTTGTAACCGGTGTGGGATTCGCGCACTTGCATGAAAGGTTTGTGCGCCGAGTTCAGCACCCACTGCGGCGGTGCGTCGCCATGCTCGTGGCCGGTCTCACATCCGTTGACCGTCGCGCCGTGCCATGCAGTCATGCTCTCGCCGCACTTGCCCACACTGCCCGTTGGCGGCGTGGTGGGATGTGCTTCGTGGGTCGCAGTGGGTGCGATGGTGGGTGCAACGGTGGGTTGAGGGGTTGCGGTCTGCGCGGGTTGGGTGACGTTTGCGCCGTAGTTGGCTTCGATGTAGGCGCTGAGCGCGCTCACGTCTCGAATGTCCAGCACGCCGTCGTTGTTGAAGTCGGCGCGTGGGTTGATGCTCGACTGCGCGCTCGTTTGTGCGCTCGTCTGCGCGCTCGTCGTCGTGGTCAGGATCACCGCCAGCATCAAGCCGGCGAAGATGTGTCTGCCAATGCCAATGCGTTTCCCAATGCGTTTCTGGTTCATCATTCACTCCTCTTTGAGTCAATCAAGCCAAGGGCACTCGTCAAAAAACACTACAGGGAGGCCATCTCGGCCTCGATGTCAATGCCGTGCTTGCGCAGGACGCGATACAGCTTCGCGTTCTCTTTGCGCCCATCGGCGTTTTCCTTGCGCAGCGACGCGATCTCATTGCGCAGCTCGTCGCGCTCGGTTTCCCACTCATCTTTCTGCTCGCGCATCTGTTTGTGCAGGCGCGTGACTTCATCTCGTAGCAGGGACATTTCGTCGCTTCGCGCCTTGTTGCGCGTGGTTATATAGGTGACAAATGCGGTCGCAATGGCAGCGATGAGCGCAGAGACTGCGGTGATGGTTGCAGGGTCAGGCATGATGACGATCTCCCGACAGCATCAGCGCAAACAGCAGCGCGATGATGATCGGTCGCACCACCAGCACCGGCAGCGCAGCGCCACCAATGGCGCCGTCGCTCATGTCGTCATACAGCGCATAGCTGTACACCAGCATCGTCGCCGTGCTGACAGCAACCACCAGCGCGCTCTTCCATCGCACGCGCTGCTCTGCGAGCCACACGCAGCGCAGAAGCCAGGCGTGCCGCCCCAGCGCCGCGCCGGCCATCACCACGATGACCAGCGCTGTGATCTCAGAAAGCAGCACCGCATCCATTGGCGTTAGCCCTGCGCGCCGTCGTCGTTGACACCATCAGCACCGACGGCGTCAGCGCCGACGCGCTTTTGCATCGCGTGATAGGCCTGCGACGTGAGCCAGCCGGCGATGGCAATCAGCGCCACTTTCACGAACGGCTCAGCAGCCACCAGCCACGCCGCCGGCACGAATGTCAGCACGGCCTGCGACAGCAGCGCCACGACAAGCGTCAGACCCAGCACGATCCACGCCTTCGCCTGCGCTTCGAGCGCGTGGAAGCGCGCGCTCTGCTCCAGCAGCCACGACACCACGACCATCGCAAGGCCGCCGGTCGCAAGCTGTGTGAGCAGTTTGGTTGTCTCCAGTTCCGTCAAAATGCACCTCCGAATAAAAACTATTTGTAGTAAATGGCGCGCACAAGCGCCGCCGAAAGCATCGCGCCATAGCGCGGCACGAGCGTCGTCTGGTCGCCAAACCACGGATCGTTGATGATGATCTGCTCAGCACCCGCCATGCCGAACACGCCGACGGCCAGCACAAAATGCTGATCGATCTGGCTGTTGCGCGGATAAGGCACCATGTCCACCTCCAGAATTGCCAGCTTGCCGGCGCGCAAGTGTGCGACGAGTTGCATGATCTCGGTGCGCGGGAATGGTCGTGTGGGATATGACGCAGTGACACTCGCCAGCGCCGGCGCACCTGGCGCGAATTTCGCTGCGTCGAATGTGGCTGCGCACGCTTCGCACGCGCTACCGGCCGGCTGGAATCCGCGCGGCTTCATGCGCATGTTCAGCACGTCCGGCGTGAGACCACACAGCATCGCCATACTCGTGATGAGGCAGCCGTATACACCGATGGTGCTGTTGTTGGAGTTGCCCAGCATCTTCTTTGCCCAGCGCGCGTCGCGCTGTGAGAGAGGCTTGATGGATGTGTTACACATGGCTCTTACGATCTCCATAGTTCGGTGAGCGTGTCGAGATAGTTCTGCACGTAGTAACCGCGCCAGCCGGCATGATTGGACAGCGTGAACAGCGTTGCGATCAGCAGCGGTGTCGCGCTGGCGCGTTGCTGTGTCATCCACCAATTCGCCCACTCGCGGAATTGATCCTGTGAATACTGCGCCCACGCGAAACCACCGGCGCCGGCTTCGACGCCATGCTCACCGCTGCAACTCACGACATTCGCGCTGAGGCCGCACTCGCGATACGCCTTCTCGTAGCGCATCTCGAACCACTCCGGCTCGATGATGGGCGCGCCTGCCGGCGGGTGATTCAAGAAGCGCCGCCCTTTCGTGTAGAGATGGGAATCGAGCATTACCCAGTCGGGGTGATCGTTGGCAAACGCGACATAGGTGTCGCGCAACGCCTGCCGGATGTCGTCGCGCGTGAAATCGGGGCAGCCGTGCGAGAACGTACCGATGGCGCACTTCGCGGCGGGGTTGCGCTGATGGATGATCTCCGCCCATGCGCGGTCGAAGGCGAAATGTTCCTTGATCTCGTCGGGCGTGCCGTATGCGTAGGTGTCCGATTCGTTTGCACCGGTAAAGATCAGGTTGGGCGGCGCACCGCGCAAGCCCAGCAGGTCGGCCATCTGCGTCGGCGCGAGCTTCACGTTGTGATATTCGCGCACCATCACCCACCCGTCTGGATAGGCCCGCGCCAGGTTATAGGCCGCGAGCTGGTTGTTCATGATGAGCGCAGCGCGACAGCCGCGCCCGAACGCATCCTCTGCGAGTTCGGCGCTTTGCAGCACGTTCACGCCGAGCTGGTATTTCGGGTGAACGGGGATGCGCGCCGGCTGCGGCGATGGCACAGGCTGGGGAATAGGGGTGAGGACTGGCGTGAGATACAACTCGCTGCCGGCGCGCTCGCGCAGGTAGCACGCGCCCGAGTCGGTCGCAAGCGCGCTGGGTGCCAGCGCCACACCGCCGGCCACCAGCGGCACGGTTGCCCACTCGCCAGCGATGCGCGCCACGTCGATGGTTGCGCCCTCTGGCGCGATGCCGAGAATGGGCGCATCCGCGCGGGGGTTGAAGCGCGCCCTCAGTCCACTTTTTGCGACTACTCGATATTTCGCCATGTGAGAAACAGGGAAAAGCAAAAGCGGCGGCAACCTATCGTTGGATAGATTGCCGCCGCAATACTGCGACCGGCTATTGAGTTGATTGGATTATATGCCCGATCAGTCGCCCGATCAGTCGTGCTATCCGTCGCCCAATCAATCGCCCATGCTGCCGGCGCCAATCTCCGCCGTCATCGTCTCTGCGCCGGCACGCGGCGCGCGCCGAACGCGGCACCATTCGTGATTGATGTAGACGCCGCGCCGTTCAAACTTGCGGACGCCGGCAAGTAGATTGCGCACCAGCTCGCGCTCTTCCGGCGTCCTGGGCGTGGTGTCGGGGTCGAGCGCGCTCTGTGGCATGTTCTGCGGCTTGATCTGCGGTGTGCGCTGCGGTGTTTTCGGCATTGCTGCGATATGGGCTATTGCATGAGTATCACGATGTGCCGACAGAAACGGGTTTGTCTAGCGTGCCGTGATGTGGGCTTGATGTGCCGGTGAATGCCGTCTGTCTCGGCATTCACCTTGGAGAGGGATGGATAAACCCGCCGCTCTGATTGTCTGCGCAGAACGATTGTTCTGCATGCGCTTTGAATAGTGTGCCGGCGGCAAATCATTGGATGATTCAAAACTCACCCCCTTCACCTCTTGACATACTGTATATACGTATATACAATGAGTGCAATCAGGGAGAGATGGAAATGACAACCACACAAACAGAATTCAATTGGGAGACCGCCGAACAGATGTCCGAACGCCTGAATATCTACGACAATGGTTTTTCGCGCTGGCTCGAAAATGCACAGTGCCGCGCGTGGATGCGCGATTGGGAAACCAGCAACCTGCCGGCGGTGGGCATGACCGATGCCGAGATCGTCGCCCTATGGAACGCTGAGAGAGCGGCGCAGAAAAACATCACCGAAATAGAGTTGACCGCCACCACCCTACTGCTCCAGTCGCTGGAGAAACAGGACATCCTCAACCCCTACGTGCGTGAATGGGTGGAGGGGCTATGTTCCGCCGCTACCTACACCGTGTATGCGCCGGCAGGCACTCACACCAACACGGCCAGCTACGACCACACTCAGTGGTCGATGGATTTCAAGGCAGAGGTTGAACGGCAGTGGGGTTCCGACAGTTCGATGAACGACAAAACGCGAACCAATTACCGGTATTCATTTGAGATCATGAATGATGCTGCAATCAATCTCGGTATCGAGTTGGCGGCGTATCGCCGCGATGCACGCAAGGGTGGCGAACACACTGACCGCATCGACAACATGAGCCAAATCAGCATCACCACGTCGCTGGCTGCGAAAATCGGCGAATTCGTCCACTCGCTGAGGCGATCACTTTTCTATCGCTACATTGACCAGACATTCAATTAAGGCTATAGGGGGGCATTATCGCCCCCCAATGAGCAACAAACATGAACACTCTAAACGAAATCCAGAGCGCGCGCGCAGAATGCCTGCGCTCGTTCCACGAGTGGCAGGCGTATCAGGACGATGGGCAAACAGACACACCTGGGGCAGTCCGTGCGTGGGAACGTTATCAGAATGCGTGTGCAGAATACGCGCGCCTGACAGGACTGGAGTTCAAACCGCCGCTATGAAACGCGAAGCCTTCGACGAAGACCTTCTGACGCTCATCGAGACTGGCCGCGTGGTAGCCATCCTGCGCGGCCAGCGCGTCACCCTCACCACCCCCGAAGCGATCAGGCCGCACATGCACGTGCTCAGCGTGCAAGAGGCGGCAAAGCGCCTCAATCTGCATCACCGGCCCCGCACACTGCTACAACGGTTGTGGGACTGGATTAGAGACTAACAAACATGAAAACCGCACTACAAATCATCATCAGCAAATCGCCCGCCGCCGCCAGCGACGCGGCAGACTGCCTCAAGGCGATCAGGGTGAAATCGCCGGCAGTTCAATCGAGATACGAAAACGTGGTTCGGGTTGCGTTCGGCGATCCGCAGGCCGAATTCACCACGGATGAGCGCGCCATCATTGCCGGCTATTTGACCGGCGATGATGAGGACACCGGCACAAAGCCACACTCAATCCGATTGAGCGATGAGGACTGGCTGCGTGCAATCGAGATCGGCAACGGCAGCGCGACCGCCGGCATTCGCATGGCGTTGCACGCATACACCGGCGGGTAGCCTCGCATGATCGCCAAAACTGCGCCCGTCGGCATCTGCGACCACTGCGCCGGCCCCATCCACCCCGACGAGTGGTTCACGCGCCGCGGCCCGCGCCGCTACTGCTGCATTGACTGCCGCAACACAGCGAACAGCCGCAACGGCAACCCCGTGCGCACGGCCAAGCTGCGTGAAAGCGTGGCCGCCGGCGCATGGCACAACCCGCGCGAGCGCATGACGCCGGAGCAGATCAGCGCGGTGCAGTCGCACGCATCCCGTGCAGGCCGGCTGCGCGAAGTGCGTGAGGGGCGCTGGCGCAACCCTGCCCTGGACGCCGCCGCGCGGGAGAAACTCAGCCGGCCACGCAAACACGCCGGCGCACTCCACATCGCCATCGAGCGCATCCGTGCCGGCGCGCATGTCGCCGATCTGACCATCGACGAGCAGGCCGCCTATCGCGCCCACGCGCACGCGCTGCGCGAGCGTTACAAGCGCGATGAGGCGTTCATCCAATCGTTGCGCAGCCGGCGCGACATCGCCGACCTGCGCGTGTCGAAGGACGTGTTCGCCATCCGGCTCGACCTGTGGCCGGCTGGCGTGACACATGCCCTGCCGAGCTACGATCCTGACGCGCGCCAGATCGTGATCCTGCCCGTGCCGGCGCAGCGATTGCCCCTGCAAGGGACGTATCGCGTGTCGCAGAATGGCCGGCGCATGGCCGTGCTGGCGAGCCGGCTGCTGAAGCGATTCGAGATTGCTGCCGGCGAGTGGCAGCTCGTCGCTCATGGCGCCGGCGGGCAGATGGTGTTCGAGAGGGCGTGATGCGGCGCGCGATGGAGAGTGACGCCCTACCCTAGACGAAACAAGCCCAGACCGGTTGGTCTGGGCTTGTTTCGTTTGACCTCAAATGCGACTCGTCACCCACCGACATCTTCCGGCTGTGGCAGTGCCACGAAGCGCGGCTTGCCTGCATCGTTCCACGTCACGCCGGCGCCACTGATCGTAATCACCAGCGCGCCGGCTTCCTCACTCACGGTCACGTCCGCGACGCGCGCAACGTCGCGCCACAGAATGTCACGAATCACGCTCAGCGCCATGTCGAGACTGACGTTTTTGCTGGGCGGCACGTTTGCGCCTGGACTGAGTTTCACGGTTTGCATAATATTCTTCCCTCCTGTTTTCATCCGGCAAGTCCTCAAACTTGCCACCGCCGCCGGCGTATGTTTCGCGCAGGTCGCCACTGCCACGACGCAGAATATACCGCTTGCCACGATCCATGACCTCGATGCGCCAGGCAGCCTCATCATCATCGTCTTTTGCGTTGCCACGAACGCTGCCACGAGACGGATTTTGCGTTTGTGGCAACATCAACGATTCACTGGTTTTTTCCCTGCGTGGCAGTGCCACGAACTCGCTTCGTGGCACTGCCACAGACTGCGCCGGCAACGCCGGTGGCAGCGACTCAAACGAATCGCTGCCACCGCCATTCACCACTGCCGGCGCTACGGTTTTGGGATGGACTCCAAATCCTGTGGCACCGGCCAACCCTGCGCCGGCGCATCGCTCACCTCACCCGTGGCATCGTATGGCGTGCCGTTCTCGCTGAGCCGCGCCGCCTCTGGTTTATGTTCGCTTGCAAGCGCCGCCGCCTTTGCATCATCAACGGTTTCAGATTTGCCACTCGCGACCAACTCGGTTTTTCGACGCGGGTCAAAAACTGACCAGTGCGGTGTAGGCCAGTCATACACGGTGAGGTGCAGCCCGCCCCTTTTGCGCTTGTAAAGTGCCCGTTCAGGATTCGCGAATCGCTCTATCGCCCATCCATCCCCAGCCTCTTTCACGCCCTCGTCGGCCAGCGTCGTGCCGGCGGTGAGTTGCGGCGCTGACTGTTCGCCGCGCAGTGCTTGCCGAATCTCGCCCACGCCGGCGCGGGTGCCATTGATGCGACCGGCGATGCGCGTGGAGAGTGGGGCGGCATTCGCCGGCCTCATCACCCGCGCCGGCGCATCTGCCGGAATGTCGACCAGCGACGTGATGACGTGCGCTGCGATGGTCAGAATGAGCGACAGCCCGACTGCGCTGACATACAGCGTCGCGCCGACTTCACCCAGCGCGCTCACGATGGGCACATCGATTTCCGCAAGCGTGGAGATGGTCTCCACGCTCACGGCAGCGAGAAACAGACCAAACGCGATGGTGGCGATGCGCCACAGCCACATGTCGAACATATCGCGCCGCTGCGTGGCACGAATGAGCATCAGGTAACTCCACAGGAAACACGACTCCAGCACGAAGCCGGCCAGTCCGGCGACGAGCGGGTTGATGTTGCGCGACAGGCCGAAATACACTGACGCCGCCGCGCTGACGGCCACGCCCACGCCTTTGGCAATGAATCCGAGGTACTTGGATGACGCTGCCGACGCGCTGGCATAGTCGCTCTTGTCGTGTGCGGCAAGGGGCAGGGTGATTGCCGGCACCAGCGCCACGCCGGCAAGCAGCGCCGCCACCAGCCGGCCAACGCTCGTCAGGCCATCCGGCACTGTCAGCAGGCCGCCACGCAGCGCGCTGTTCAGAGCAACCAGTGCCAGCACCAGAAACGACCATGCGATCAGTACGATCGCGCCCAGCCCGCGCAGTGGCGCGTGGGTGGATGTGAGGACGATGAACAGCACGCCGACGCACACGCCAACGCTCGACAGGGTTGCCAGCGCCGCCTCGACCAGCGTCGCGCCGAGGCGCATCTGAAACAACTCTATGACGCTGTAGGCGGCGAACGCCACCACCGCGCAAAACAGCAGCACAGCCAGCGCAAATGCCAGCGGCTTGAGAAAGCGAAAGTCGATGGGGCCGTCCTGCGTGTCGTCTGCGACCTGCGGGCCAGGGGATGCAGGTTGAGAGGGCTTCTTGTTCTTGCCCGTGATTGCATCGAGAATCTTTCCCATGTCAGTTTCCCCCCTTGCGTGGCTTGTCCGAGCCGTCCATCGCTCGGATAACCTGTATCGTAAACAGGTGAATCGTCGCAACCAAAAGCGATCCCCCAACCATTGCTGCAAGCAACATGGGCGGCACGCGAAAGTCAGTGAGGAGCATGGCCGCGATCAAACCGAGCGTAATCGTTGGCAATGCGCGTGTAATGATGCTGAGCGGCCTGATTCCGGCTAGCGCAAGCGCAATCACCATGCCTGCAAAAAATGCAATCTGCTCGCTCATGGCTGCACCTCATGCGATGCAGCAACGGCGGTTTCCCACGCGCTAGTACAACCGATCACCATGTCAACATCGCCTGTTCTCGGCGTCGGCTGCGGTGTGCGCATGTCACACGCAGATGCATCCGCGTAGCCTCTCACGCCATTCGTCGCGCGAATCGCCGGCGGCTGCGGCGTGACGACGATCACCTGCGTCTGCACGTCGATTACCTGTCGCGTCACCTCAACCGTCGCCGGCACAATCACCGTCGCCGGCACAATGCGCGTTGCTTCAACGATGCGTGTCACCTCCAGTATTTGCGGTTCAACGCGCGGTTCAACGGGGGCAAAGCTGGGCGTCTCCGATGGGGCAGGGGCGGGCGTCGCCGGCGACGCTTGCTGCTGAGACTGCTGCTGAGACTGCTGTGGCATGTTTGTGCCGGCCAACCTGCGCAATTCCTCATTGCCGCCGGTGCCGTCGCTGCAACCGGCCAGCACGACCGCGACGATGAGGATCATCGCCAGTCCGATCAATCGAAATACGTTCTGCATGGTTACCTCTTTTGAATCTTGTAATCTCGTCTACAATCTCGCTCCGGCGCGAGTTGACTACCTCTCTCGCGCTGCCAGCGGTGACAGCCGCTGGCCTTTTTGTCTCTACCGTCCACCTCCACCGCACCCGAAGAACCAGCGCGCAAACACGCCCAACACAAAACCGCTGCCGGCGCCGATGAACAGCGCGCCGGCAACCATGACGCCCAGCAGGGTGCCCACATCATTCGGATTCAGTTCCATCGTTCACTCCTTTTTGCTTGCGCCTTTTTGCGCCGCCGGCGCTGCGTGCAATGCGTCTCGCGATATGCCGCGCCGCCGGCAGAGATCGTCTGCACGCTCCGTCCGATCACCTGGCCGAGCGCGTCTTGCAGCCGGCACCACGCCCGCCCGCGCTCGACCCGTTCCACGATGAGGGTGAGTTGCTGTGCCATGCCTCATTCGCCCCCGCGCACTGCGTTGCGCCGCATCGCATCGCGCAAAACCGTCGGCGCCCACGCCGGCACGAACGTCGAGTGCTTGGCCTTCGGCGTCACCACCGTCATCTCGATCAGCCGGCCCTGCTGGACGCCCCACTTGAGGGCCAGCGTGATCGTCGCCCCGCGCGTCAGCCCCGTCGCCGCCTGCAACTCGTTGTAGGTGGGCGGACGGCAATGCTCCACATACAGCCGCTCATAGGTCGCCAGCAGGTGCAGCCGGCGCGCCGTTGACTGCGTCTTCGTCGTAATCTTCCGTGCGCTTGTCGTCATCGTTGTTGCCATCGTCGTTGTCGCCACCCAGCCGGATCGCCGCGACCGCCGCGCCCAACGTGCTCCACGAAACCGGTTGTGCTTGCCGCCCGTTGCGGGTGGGGGTGGAGCAGGACGGGCACCGCTTCAGCGTGCCGTTCAGGGCAATGATCCAAATTTGATCCATGCAGACATTGCACATCGCTCACCTCCGTGGCCGATGCGCTTTGACCTGCTACATCGACCGCTCCTGTGATCGCTCCTGTTCTTCCCGCCGGCGCTTCTCCTCGCGCTCGACTGCCTCAGCCTCTTTGCGCGCCCGCTCGGATTCGGTATACACCGCCTGCGAGCGACGAAACGTTCTGCCATTTGCCATCTGCCGCTCGGCCTGTTTACGTTCGCGTTCTGCGCGCTGTTTGAGTGTGTCGTCGGCACTCTCTGCCGGTTGCGCCGGCGGCATCTCGAACAGCACCATCTGGCCGGTTTCGGCATATTCCTCAAGGATGCAGATGCCGACCGCCGTCACACTGCGCACCAGCCCGACCCGCTGCCGTGCCGCCGTTGATTCCTGCGCCCGTCGCAAATCGGCCAGAATTTCCTCTGTCCGCTCGACCGTAAAATGCTTCGCGGCCAGCGCGACAATCGCGTCACACAACACCTGGCGCTTGCGTCCGGCGATGCCAAACTCGTAAATCACCGCCAGCACGCGCTTGCGGAAATCCGCCAGAAGCTCGAAGCGCGCCGTCCCCTCAAGAGGATTCACAAAGTTCACAAAGTTCATGCCAGCAGCAGCTTGCATGCTGCTTGCTTGATTAACTTCTGTAGTACGTACATGTACTGATTCAGAGCAGATTTCGCGTGAACTTTGTGAACTTTGTGAACTTTGTGAACTTTGAGCCACGCCTAAACATGAACTTTGTGAACTTTGTGAACTTTGTGGATTTACAAAGTTCACAAAGTTCATGCTGTTTTGCACATCGTTTTGCGCAATGTTTCCCACGTCCGGGGCAACCGGAAGTTCACCCGTCGGGGCAACCGACATGAGCTGCGCGCCGCCTGCGCGCAACAGGTGAACCGTCGTGGCACTTTGCTTGTTTTGCTTGCGGCTGATCCAGCCGCCGGCTTCCAGTTCCTGCATCCAACGCACGACCAGCGGGTAGGCGCAACTCAGCGCCTTCGCCAGATCGGCATTTCGTGTGGTGAGCGCATCGCCACCGGCGTGCTGCCGCAGCCGGTCGTAGAAACGCTGCGCCTTCTCGCTCGGTTTCTCGCACGGTTTTGCGTTGTCGTGTGTCAAGTCGGATCGTTGTCCGACGCCGGCACACAGGCGGACATCCTATTGACACGCCCCGCAACATGCTGTAATGTTGTTGCGGCTGGTGTGGCATCTGTCCGCTGTGCCAGTCGTCCTACCGAACCCCAACAACCCGCCAGGTGAGAGGGGTTCGAATTTTTTTCCTCTAGATCGTCCTTTCTACGCCGGCATCAGTTCATCGATGGGCACGTAGTGCGGCTCACTTCTTCGTGCGGTGCTGCCGGCGGCCGCTTTTGGGGCCTTGCCCCGTTCGCTGCCCCGTTCGCTGCCCCGGTCGGGCAGGGGCGGCGGCTCGTTCAGGCTCAACAGCCGCGCAATCGCCAGTTGGATCAGCCGGCTGCGATCCATGCGCTGATCTGCATCCGCGATGTCCGCGTTCAGTTGCGCCAGATATTCATTCACCGCGTTATCCATCCACGCCGGCCACGAAATGCCGCGCTGCACCCGCCCAGGCGACGCCGGCGCAATCAACTGCTTCAACTCCCTCAGCACGGCCTCATTCACTGCCGCCTTGTTTGCCTCTCTCATGTAGCCTCCTATTGACTGGAGTCATATTAGCCTGACATATGACACTTTGTCAAGTGAAAAAAGAAAAACCCCGCCGGTTGGGCAGGGTTTCTAAAGCAAACGAGACGTGCTTTTCTAAAAGCCGGCGGCCTTAGCGATTTCAGCAATGAGGCGAGACACTTCATTGAAATCGCTTGTAGCGGCCTGTATCTCGGCGGGATTCATTTCGTCGATGCCTTGTGCGTAATGAGTCGCTGCGCTGTCGAGGTGATCGGCCATCTCTTTGACCAGCCTGTCGGCTACTGCCATCTCGGGCGGCGCGGTCAACGCATGGAACTCCAATGCGTTTTGTTTCATCGTTGCCAGCTTGAGCGCCATGTTGAGCTTCCATTCGGTATTGCGCACAAGTGAAGGCGTTTTGCCGGCAAGGGACGACAACGAGCCAAACTCAGTTAAATTTTCACCGGCGCGTTTCATGATCTCGCTGAGCGAACGTAGATATGTCTGCTTCGATGCGGTGATTGCCGAGTCAGTCGGAGTTTCGGACGGTGGCGATGTCGGCGCCATGTCTGGCTGTGCCGTTGGTTGTGCTGTTGGTTGTGCTGTTGGTACGGCGGTCGCGGTGGGCAACTCTGCCGTGGTTGACTCGACAGGCATCACATTTGCGGTCGCCGCAGGAATTGATGCAGGGGTTGGCGCAGGTTGTCTCGGTAGCAGCGCGGAGCCAATCACGCTCAGCCCACAACACGCCACAATGATGGCAACTACGCCGATTAGTATTTTCGATAACGTGCTTCGTCTGGGTTTGGAAGGTGTGGTTTGCATGTGAACCTCGACACCGCGATGTCGGAGGACACTTCATACAGCAACAATCAGCCGGCGTAGCATCCCCGCTCGCGTTGTCTAGGGTGATAGTCGCACGTCGCGCGCGCCGGCGCATCGGCTGGAAGACTGGAAAACGAAACACCCCGCCAAGAGCCGGCGGGGTGCACTAAGGAGTGATGATTTGGTTTGCTTGAATGGGTTGGTGTTACATAGGCAATATTACTGCGCCTTTGCCTGCAATCTGCGACCCTTGTAATTGGACATTGGTCGACGCAATTGCGTTTCAATTTTGATAGCAGGCTCATGTGAATCGTTGCCAGTCGTTGAGGCCATAGGCCAGTATTCCCTTGCCGCGGCAGTATCGTTCTGTCCAATGACAAGTCGTGCGTCTGAAATCAAATCTGGCAATGCAACATAGTAGGACCTTTCATGGTTGTCATTCATGGCTTAACTCACCTCGTGTTCGACATTATTATCCTTCAAGAATCCAATCAGTGTTGCGGCGTGCACGCCCCATCCGACATGCATGAAACTGTGCGCCGTATCCCTCATTGTTCCTCCATCTTTGATCTGATAATTGAATCCCAACGGATAGTGTCTCGTCTGTGTTTGAATGCCCCAAATCCTGCCTTCTGCATCGAATATCGGGCCGCCACTTTGGCCTTTCAAACCCGGGCTAGATGTCTCGATATACGCTAGATCAAAGTCGAATTTCGGCGGCGGTATTCCCGCAGCCTCTTCGCGCAGCTTGATATTAATTATCCGCGTAAGTATGCCCTCGTTTGGGAACATTGGGAGTGGCGCCGACAAGTTGAATGTCTCTTTTCCCTCATCGAATGTGGGTTGCACCTCACTAAATGGAAATCCAAGCCGGCACAGGCTGGTGCCATTGTCGAAATCAACAGTGGGATTCTTGATTTTGGGATATCCATGAATCATTGATGCATCAAATGGCGTCAATTGTCCCACCGCCAAGTCCATCAACGGGAAACTCCGAATGTCTACCAGTTGGCAATTGGGCAACCCGTAAAACAAAGAAAGCTTCCTCGGCGCATCTGCACCCGGGTCGGCTAACGCCATTTTGCGTCGGCGCTTGTCTTTGTCTTTTATGCCAGCGTCAGCATCGATCTCGCTGCACTGTTGTTCATACGCATGCAGATCGCGTGAAGATCGCATCAGTTCATCGGCAGTTTTAAGAATGTGGGCGGCAGTGACAAACCATCCATCCCTGTTTATGACGACGCCAGTTCCAATGATTGAGTTGACATTTCTGTTTCGCGTCCAAATGGAAATGACGATTGGCAAAGTGAATAGGCGTGCAATTTTGTAGGCTTTGGCAAACACAGTGTCCTCAATGTGGTTAGGTTGATGTCTTCACCGTCCAATCCAGCACCGCACGCCGCCATGCCGGCTGCACGTCCCGCTGCCGGTCGATGTGCTCGACGAGCCGTCGTTGCAGATCGCGCCCACGCGCGTTGTGCCGGTGCTGCCCGCGCACCACGGGATGCCGCCAGGCGGGTTGGGTGGCTGAGGATTGGTCGTGGGTGCCAACGTCGGCGCCGGCGTCAATGTTGGCGCGATGGTCGGTGAGGCTGTCGGCGATGGCGTGATCGCCGGCGCATCGCGCCGCACAACGGGCAGAAAAGAAACGGGCCGCAACCCGTCGGCGCTCGCCGGCCAGGCGGCCGCCAGCGCAATGCTCATGCACGCCAGTGCGAGCACAGCAAAAATACGTTGCTTCATGGCAATCCCCCGATTGTTAATCTACGAATACCCACAGCCGGCCATCGTCGCCGATCTGCCACGTGCCGCGCTGAAGCCGGCGCTCGATGCGAATCACGTCCACCAGCAGCGGCACAGCATCAAGCCGGCTTGCTTCGCTTGCCAGTTCCCTTATCAGCAGCGCGTGGCTTGCTTTGTCGAGTCGTGTGCGCGATCTGTCGAAGAATCGCCGTAACGATTCCGACAGCCTTTCTCTTTTCATTTTCGTCTTCGATATCGTTGAGGAGTTCGGCAAACAGTTTCGTTTCATCGTCGTTGCTTCGATCCTCTCCCTCATCCATCAAACCAAATTCACGAAAGACTATCTCTGGAGACACGCTGAGCCCGCGTGCAATCCCTTTGGCAATTTTGGGGCCGACATTTCTACGACCGGCATATACGTGAGTCAGTGCAGAGCTGTTGAAATCGCCGCGCCGTGCCAACTCGGAGCGGTCAATCCCTGCCAGCCTTAGCTGCTCATCCAACCATTGAATGCCTTCTTCGGTCGTTTTTGTCATTGGTTTAGAGTGTAAGACTCCAGACTAAAGTAACTTGAAAATGACTGTTGACAAACCGTAAGACATGTCGTAATATGATTTTTGTCAGTAGAAAGTGACTATAGACACACCCTCCCGCCGGCGTAGGACCCGGCAGGAGGGGAGGAGAAAAGGACAGAATGACATCGCTCAATCATTTCGTTTACATCAAGACCGACCTAGCCCGGTGGACGACCGGCCACTACGACGAGAACAATTGTTGGCACCCCGAACGTGACTGCGCATCCCCCGATTACGCCGCCGCGCGCGCGGCGTGGCTCAATGGAAGCGGCGACAACCCAGGCAACGAGATCGAATGGACAAAGCGCCGGCAGGAATCTGCGCCGGCTCAGTCGCCGGCCACCCCAAACGCCACCGCCGACACGCTCATCGTCCCCGTGTCGCCCGCCGGCATGGCGTGGTATGCCGGTCAACTCCAGCTCGCCGACAAGCGCCTTGATGACGCCCTGGCCGTCAATCAGGGGCTGGCAACCGAGAACGCCAATCTCACGCAGGAACTGAGCGAGCTGCACGAGCTGCTCGCCGTCGCCGGCGAGACGGTTGCAAATCTTGAGCGCGCACTCGAAAGCGAGCGCGCCATCGTCAAGCTCGCGGTCAGCGCCGCCGGCATGTTCGGCATCAGCCTAAAGACGCGCCGCTACGTGCGCATCCACAACGCCATGCGCGCCCATCGCAGCGCCCGCGGCGCCCAAGCCTGCACGCAGACCAGCACGCAATCCAACGCGGCATCTGCGGCGTAGGGCACTCCCACACTGAATCACCCAACAGGAGCACCAACAGGAGCAACAACGATGGGAGCAACCTACCGCAGGCACTGGAAGCACGGCTACACCGGCACGCCGGCATCCATCGCCTTTCACGCCATGCACGACGTGGTGCTGGTGAACCCGAATCCAGGCCTCATCACGCGCATGCACAACGCCGCCGCCGGCGTGCGCTTCGCAGCGCCCCACCAGATCGACGCGGCGCTGGCGAAACTGGCCGGCCTCGTGCAGGAGGCACACGAGGCCGGCCACATGATCGACGTGACGACCAACCGCGCCATGCTGCGCTCCAACTCCAGCAAACACTGCATCACGCTGCACGTGCGCAAGGCTGAGCAGTCGCAGGATCAAGCGAGCCGCGTGTTCATCAACCAGATGAGCCGCGCCACGCACGACGATCTGCTGCCGCGCATTCGCGGCATGTTCGTCGCCGGCGTAGTGGCTGACACGGCAGGGGAGGGGCAATAGCGATGTGGCAATTCCCCTCTGATCGACCCGACGCCGGCCAGCAGCATGTCGCCGGCAGCCAGCAGGCCGCAGACGAGCGCATCGCGCGCAACATGAAGCGCGCCGCACACAAGCGCGCGGTGTGGGTCGTCCTCACCGGCTCGCCGCTGGAGATTGTCGTCATCGTGTGCGTGTTGGCGCTGTGTGTCGCCGGCGCCGCGCATTTTCTTTCGCTGAGGTGAATTTGTGAACACCTTGACCCTATTTAACGCATACGAGAAGGCGCAAAACGATCTGTCGAATGTGTGCGTGCTGCTTGCAGCCGTGCCGATGAGCGCGGGCGAGATTGCCAGCAATTACCAACGCGCTCGTCGGCTGGAGCGCCAGTGCAACACCCTTGCCGCCGCCATCCGCGCACGGCTCACACCGCCGCACTCGAAACAGTCGCGGGTCGCTGGCGTGTCGATCCATCCGAATGCCGTGTTTGTGCACCGCAACAACGAAGACGATTACGCGATGTATGCCGGCACCACCGCCTCACGCAAGCGGCTCTTTTGCGTGTGTGTAGACACAATGCACCCCACGTGGAGCGGGATCGCCGGCGTGATGCGATTCGAGCGTGAGGTGAAGTCGTGACCAGCATCACCGGCACACAGCTCACCTTCACCGCGCCGCTGCCGGCGCACAACGGCACGCCCACATCGCGCGCCGCCGCCGAGCGCATTGAACCCGTTGCCGGCACGCTTCGCCGGCAGGTGCTCGACTACCTGCGCGAGCAGGGCGAACACGGCGCGACCGACGAAGAGATGCAGGACGCGCTGCACATGAACCCGTCGACGCAGCGCCCGCGCCGCATCGAACTGTGCGACACGGGCTGGATCTTGCGCACCGACGACGTGCGCAAGACGCACAGCGGGCGCGACGCCGCCGTGTATCGCGTCGCCCCGTCTGAACAGGGTGACGCGCCAGTGATCGTAGAGGTGGCGCGATGAGCAACACGCCAAAGACGATCTATCGCCGGCCAGAGCACGCGGGCAACCCGCCAACGAAAGCCGTCATACGCGGAGAAACATCCATGCTGACGCTTGACCCTGCGCGACTGGCGAAGGCCGGCAGCGTGTACACCGCCCCCAGGGGGTGGCACACGGTCAAGCCAGTCAGCCGCCGGCCCCTGAGCAAGGCCGCGGTGATTCTCTTCCTCTTGGGTGTGCTGGTGGTGGTGGTCGTTCTGATCGCCATCACCAGCGAGAGAAGGGCGCATGCTCAGATCATCGGCGAGCCTGTGTGCTACATCAGCGCGCCGGCATTGCCGGCCATGTCCTGCATAGAGCCGCGCGCATATTTGCCAATAGTGCAACGATGAAAACACAACCAAAAACACAAACACAAACGTGTGAGAAATGCGGCGCAACACTGCACCGCGAAGATTTGATTGAGGACGCCGACAACATGCAGCGGGTCTGGAAGTGCCGCGCATGCGGACACGACAACGGCACACCGAGTGCGCCGCGTCGCGCCGGCTCGCTCGGCGATGACAGCGAAGCGAGTCGCATCGACAGGAGCAACATCAGTTAACAGGCGGCGGGATTCTCCTTTCCCGCTTTGGGTTGGTTTCGCTGGCGGCCGGATCATGGGGCGGCTGCCAGCGAGCCGGAATGCACAGGAACATGGGAGCACATGAAATGGATCAACTTCAATTTGGCGCGTTCATCGAGCAACTGACGCGCATCGCCAATGCGCTGGAAGCCGCAAAGCCGGCAGAGCCGGATGCGATCACGCTGCCCATCGGCGCATACAAAACGTTCGACTGGACGCAGATCAACTGCCGCGTGTTCGCCGACGATGATTTCGGCGTGTCGCAGGTGTTCTGCATGAATGACGGGCGCGTCTATACGCGCCGCACCAACGACAAATTCGGCTCTGAAATCTGGTTCTCGCGCGGTGACGGCAAAGCCGCCGACGGCACCGCGCGCTACAAGCGGTTGATCGAATTCCGCGAGATCAAGGACGCTGAACCCATCGGGCGCAAGGCCGAGCAGGCGCTGAAACACGCGCCGAACGTGCAAGCACCTGAATTAAAAGCGCCTGCGCTCAACGCGCCGCGCATCGAGTTGCCGGCAGACCTGCGCAAAGACTGGCTCTACTGGCATGACGAAGCTTCGAAGTTCGGCGCCGTGCCGGCAGAACTCGGCATCTACGAAGCCGACACCATCAGCAGCGTGAAGGACAAGATCGCGCGCCTCACGGCGCTGGTCGAAGCCGGCGCGGTCGCAGATGCGCAGATACTGCTCGACAAGCTGGTCATGGCACTAGCCGACGCGAAAGAGGCCGGCGTCGATGTGCCGGCAGAGTTCTATGCGACCGCCGGCGTTCCCGCTGATGTGATCGAGATGCGCATCGGCACGGTGAAGAACCTTATCGCCGCCCAACAGGGCGCGCAGGTGATGACGCAATCAGCGACACAATCGGCACCCGCGCAACAGCCTATTGCAAACGTTGCTGCCCAGCAGGTCATCAACGACCTGCGCGACGCCGCCGGCAAGAGCGCCCAGCGCGTCACCACGCAGTCGCAGGACTTCGACATCATCAGCGCGCTGGAGCATGTCTGTGGCACGGAGAAGGCGCGCCAGAGGTTCACCGAGATCGTGTTTGGCGAAGCGCGCTTCGACAAGCTCAAGCCGGCGCAGCGTTGCGCGCTGCTCACCTGGCTCAGGCCGGCGCGTGTCGCGAGTGGCAAAGCTCAGCCAACCAACCCGAAGGCCGCCGCCGGCGTTGCCGCCGTGCTGACCATGCCGCAGGCAGCAGAATCCCCTGAACAGGCGGTGACGGCGTGACATCATCTCTCCGCAAGGGGCAGCGCGTCCGCCTCACGCAGATGCAGCGCGCGCGGCTCGTCGTCAACGGCACGCTCGTGTTCGACTACGACAACGCGCGCGGCAACACCGCAGTTGTCGAAGAGATCGTCGAAGGGCAGGGCGTAAAGGCCGTTGTGCGCTTCGATGCACCGAACGCCGGCGTCATGCTGGTGCCGGCGAAGTATTTGAAGCGCGTCGCGAAGCAGGAGCGTGCAACATGATGGAAGAATTTGACATCAACGGAAACACATTCCATGCGCGTATCAATCAGGAAGTCATCATCAAGTTTTCGGGCAACGTCACGGTGAAGGGGTTAACCATTGAGGCTGATGACGACTGCGACGATGAGCAGGATGTGATCGACAGCCTCAAAGAAAAACTTGGAACTCTTTTCCCAGAACTATGCCTGCCAGCCGAGAGCGAAGAAGACCCGCTCGCGCCCATCGTGCCGCGCTGGATGCGTAATCACGAGCCAGATCGCAGGCAACTACAGCAATGGAATCAGGGCGCGCCGGCACAGTCACCAGAGTTGCGATTACGCGATCTGCCCATCGCCAACGCATTAACCCAACCATGACAACTGACACAACGGAGGCGATAACGGCGCCGTAAAAGCGCCGACGCGACGCGGTGGGGCCGGCTCTGGAGACTGACGCAAGCCGTCACTGTTTTATGGGAGCACACGGTTTGATAGGTCAGCCGGCCTCATTTGTAACACGATGAAAAAGAAATCCTACATTCAGGATGGTTTGTTTTAGATGGCGCGCAACATGAGCTTCATGCTTACCGCGCAGCAGGTGCTCGCCGGCACGAAGGACGTGACACGCCGGCACGGCTGGTGGAATCTCAAGCCAGGCGACCCGCTCAATGCCGTCGAGAAGGGTATGGGGCTGAAGCGCGGGCAGAAGATCGTCAAGCTGCGCCGCATCGAAGTCGTCTCGATTCGCCACGAGCGACTGGACGCCATCACGCCGGCGGACGTGTGCCGCGAAGGATTCCCTGAAATGACGCCCTTGCAGTTCATCGAGATGTTCTGCAAAACGCATCAGGGTTGCACGCCGGCCACCATCATCAATCGCATCGAGTTCAAATATCTATGAACACACCATCGACCGACATTCGCACTCGCGTTGACGACGCCTTCGCCGGCTTCATCGGCAACACGCCGGCGGTGTATGCCATCAAGCGCAGTCTGCGCGTCGCGCTCTCGCACACTCCGGCGCGCATGGATCGCGTGTTTCTGTTTGTCGGCGGCCCGTCGCTGGGCAAGACGACGATAGCGAAGCGCACCGCAAGCGCGCTCGGCCTGCCGTTCCTCCAACTCGACGGCACAGCGATCAAAACCCGCGAGCAACTGTTCGACGCGCTTGAAGACATGCTCGTTGATGGCGGCCTGCCAACAAAGCGGGTGGGTGAGCGCAGCGGCATGCCGATGATCGAGTATCCGCCCTGCGCCATCTTTATCGACGAGATTCACACGCTGGGCGCCGGCGTCCAGAACGCGCTGCTCACCGCGCTCGAAGCGAGCGACCGCAGTGTCGTATTGAGCCGCGCCGGCGTGCGTCGTGTGGCGCTGGTCGGCAACGTGCTGTTCATGTTCGCCACCACGAAGCAGGGACTGCTCGACGATGCATTCCGCTCGCGCTGCACCGAGATTCTGTTGCAGCCATATTCGCAGTCGGAGATCGAAGAAATGGTGCGGCTGAACTACGCCGGCTTGCCGGCTGAGGCCGTGCCGCTGGTCGCTCGCGCATCGCGTCTCGTGCCGCGACGGGCGTTTATGCTCGCGCGCGATGTGTCTGAGGAGATCGCCGACACGGGCAAGCCGGTCGAAACGTGCTTCGCGCACGTCATGTATGGTCTCGGCATCGTCAGCCGCAATGGCCTGACGCATGATGATCTCGCATACCTCAACGCGCTAGTGAATGAGCGCCGGCCGCTGGGCGAGCGCGTCATCATCGCATCGCTAGAGGGCATCGAATCCGAGCGCGTGCGCGATGAGATCGAGCCGTATCTGAAGCGGCTCGGCTACATCAAGCTCGCCAAAGACGGGCGCGTCATCACACCCGACGGCCTTGATGCGCACACCCGCATCAAGGCGCGCCTGGCCGAACTGCCGCTGGGAGTGAACTGACATGACCCTGCGCCGGTATCGTGACCCCAAACTGCGCCAGCGCATCCGCGATCTGCGCAGAGCGGAGAACTGCGAGCGCAAGACGCATTTCGACTCACGCAAAGACGCGCAGGCCGTGCGCGTTGACATGACGCATGGCGACAACAGCAAATTGGCGATCTACGTGTGTCCGGTGTGTGGCAAGTTCGTGCTGGGCAGTGATCGCAAGAAAAGCAGGAAGATGAAATGAACAACTTACCGATCCGTAATCGCACCAGCACGGTCGCGCCAGAGCGCACCGCTGCACGCATTGAGGAGATGCTCGCGAAGGCCGGCGCATCCGACATTCGCAAACGCTACGAGAACAGCGAGCTGCGCGGCATCGACTTCATCATCCCGACAGAGCAGGGTGAGATGTCGTTCCGCATGCCAGTGGACACGGGGGGCCGCTTATCAGGTGCTCTATGACGAGCGACGCAAGCGCAGGCTGTCCACGACGCTAGTACAGCAGAAGTCTCTGCGCGAGCAGGCCAGGCGCACGGCGTGGAAGCTGGCGCAGGAGTGGCTGGAAATTCAACTCGCGATGGTCGCCATGCAGCAAGCCGAGATCGTGCAGGTGCTGCTGCCGTATGCCGTGCGCGGCGATCAAACGTTCTTTCAGGCGTTCAAGCGTGCCGGTTATGCCGGCCTGCTGGCCGCGCCGAAGGATGACGCCGGCGATGTGATTGATGCGGGGTAGGGCGATGAAAGCGCGCATTGTCTACATCAAGGTCTTTGATTGCCGGCTCTTGATTGCCGGCGCAATTGTGATCGTGCGCCGCAGCGACGGCACGAGCCGGCGCTATGCCACCTATCCGCGCTGGCGTTTATCCACCAGTCACGCCAAGGGAATATCCAGCGCCTCCGTGGATCGCGCGATAAAAGCCAGCGACGCCGGCCCGAGTATTGCTTAATTTAAGTCCAGTTAAAGGAAGTAATGAGTAAAGAACTGGTTGTTTCCACCCAGAAGACTGACTATCAGGCCGCCAATGCTTACCTGATGTCGCTCAGCATCACCGGCCGCGGCAGCATGGAGTCGTCGCTGCGATTGGTGGCGCGTGTGATGGGCGCTGAAGATTACACGCGGGTCAATTGGGCATCGCTCAACGCCGCCAACGTGCAAGCGCTGGTGTCGAAAATTCGAGAGACACCCACCGAGCGCGGCACGGCGCGCTCACCCAACAGCGTGCATACCGTCCTCAATGCGCTCAAGGGCGTCGCGAAGGCCGCTTGGCGTCGCAACACGATCAACACCGACACATGGGAGCGCATCCGTGATCTGAAAGCGCCACGCGGTTCGCGTCTGCCGGCTGGCCGTGACATTGCGCCCATCGAGCGCGCCGTGCTCATTTCCTCAGCCGTCGAAGATGATCGCGCCGCCGGCGTCCGCGATGCCGCGATCATAGCTATGCTGATGGCGACGGGCATGCGCCGCGCCGAGTTGGTCGCACTCGCACTAGAAGACATCGAGATGGCGACCGGCAAGATCACCATCATCGGCAAGGGCAACAAGGAACGCACCACCTATCTGGGTGATGAGACGATGCAGGCGCTGCGCGACTGGCTCCATGTGCGCGGCATGGACGCCGGCCCGTTGTTCTGCGCGATCACGAAAGGCGGCGCATTGCAGCGCGACCGCCACATGAGTCCTACCGCGCTGCACTACATCATTCAGCGCCGCGTGGACAGCGCCGGCCTGAGCAAGATGACCGCGCATGATTTCCGGCGCACACTCGCCGGCGATCTGCTCGACGAGAACATCGACATCTCCACCGTCGGCGAGATGCTGGGTCATTCAGACCCGAAGACGACGAAGAAATATGACCGGCGCGGCGAGCGTGCAAAGCGACGGGCGGCCACGCACGTGCATGTGCCATACAAGCGAGGTTAATCATGCCAATGAAAGACAACAAGATGACACAGGTAATCAGTGAGTTCTTCAAATCAATGGTTGAAGCCATGGGTGTAGACAGTTGGAATTTTGGCTTGCCGGTGATTACACGAAATATCTATGATCTTTCGTTACACAAATACATTCTCACAAAAGAGGAAGCCAAAATTGTGTATGAAAGTCATCTGGCTTTCTATGATCTTGTCGGCGAAGAATCAATCAAGCGTTACAACGAAGCAGTGTTTGCATTCCACGACGATCCCTTGCAGGCTGGATTCGAGCAGCAAAAGTTTGAAACTGGAGCATGGGTATACGTGATTGGAACACCAGAAGGCGAATACAAGATCGGCTGGTCTATCGCCCCAGAGAAACGTATTGAGCAAGTCACTGCTCCATCTCACGGCAAGAAGGAGTTGCTTCACGTGATTCGCTGTGCGAACGCTGCAAGAACCGAAAACATTCTTCATCAAACATTTCACCACAAACGTATTGAAAGAGAATGGTTCAGATTGACTCCAGAAGATGTGGCATGGCTGAAATCCATTTCGGAGTGGCCGTAGGAGGTAGTAATGTCGAGAGGCAAATTTGAGTATCAATGGTCACCGTTCGTGAATGCGCCGAAGCACACGATCAGCAACGAGCACCTGGTGTGCTGCACGCAAGCCGGCAACCTGCATCTGTGCCGGTTCGAGAATGAGCAGTTCGTCACGCTGGCCGGCGAGCCTATTAAGAACGTGGCCGTGTATCAAAATGACGAATCGCTGGCAAACGCGCTCAGAATGGTTCTGTCTGATAGGTTTGCCCCGCCTCAGTTCTCTGAGCCAGCGAGTTGCGTGAAACAGACAACGCCTTCGCCGGCTTTGGCCGCGCTGTCATGGAATGGATTCTCGACTACCCCGACTGGTGGGACGATGAGTTTAGCGAAGACATCATGCCTCTTGCCGAGAAATTCGGGCTGGCTGAACGCGTGCCATACAACCCCGAAATTCACGGCGAAGGTGTTGATGCGGGAACTGACGATGAGATTTGGTGGATTGATCGTGAGAAGTGGCCGGCGACCGACGACACGATTGCTAGACTCCACGCCGACATCGAGCGCATCACCGCAGAGCGCGATGCGTTGCAGGCGCGCCTGAGCAAACTGGAGGATGACGGCAAGTGAACCCCACCCTGTTTGATGATCCGAACTCTGAATATGAGCCGAGAGTGCAAACATTCGACGAAAGATATCGTCGCTACATCAACTCGTCTCAATGGAAGAAGAAACGGCAAGAGGCTATTGCTCGCGCCGGCAATCAATGCCATGTGTGCGGCGTGTATGGCACACGCTACACAAGGCTGGAAGTTCATCACAAAACGTATGAGCGGTTCGAGCATGAATTGCCAGACGACCTCGAAGTGGTGTGCAGCGAGTGCCATCGCGAGCAAGACCGCAAACGCGCGAAAGAGTCACAGCGCCGTGCCCGTTACGCGCTGGAGGACGCGCAGCTAGATGGATGGGCGTCGAAAGTGTATGGGCATGATTGGCGCGAATTACACAACCCAGACATGATCGAAGAAAGGTTCTATGAGTGGCTTGAACGCAGAGGTGATACATGACCAAACTCGGCAATGACATCATCAACGCCACGCTCGGCAATGCGCAGACGCTCTTGCTCGTGCCGGCGTCATGCCGCCCCACCCTCACGCTCACCCGCGCCGACGGCTCCACGGAGGTGCGCGAGTTGGGTGACGTGGCGCTGGTGCCGGTGATCGACATGCCGGCGGCCATTGACGACCTCACCGAAATCAAGGAGGACAACCATGCGCGTGAGTGAACTGGTGGCGCGTTACCTTCCCACGGGGACGTTCCGCAACCCGCAAACAGCCGCAGGGGTGGTTGACAATCCGTCAAGCCTTCTACAATACGACCAGTATTTCGTCATGTTCGTCGAAGCCTTCGTGCCATGGGCATTAAACGAGTTGCAGAAGAGCAGCCCCCCACTATCAATAACGCCGGCTGGCCGTTAGCCGGCGGCTACTACCGCAAGTCGCAGGTATTCGGCGAAGAGGATCGCGTCAGCACCGCACGTCAGCGCGAAGCGATCCTGCGCGAAGGCGAGCGCACCGGACACAACATCGAATGGTGGTGCGATGAGGAAGGCCATCGCTCAGGCCGGCACGATCACACGCGGCCAGGCTACATGCAGTTCAAGCGCCGGCTTATTTCCGGCGCATATCGCACGGTCATCTTCTATCGTCTTGACCGCGCCAACCGCTCGATCAAAGAGACGATCTGGCTGGTCGAACACTGCCAGAAGGCCGGCGTGCGCCTCATCATCATCCGCGACGGCTTCGACTCTGCCCGTGACGGCTGGCAGGCGCGCGCGATTCGCCGGCTGTATCACGACGCGGTTGACAATCAGGGCGAAGCCGACGATGCCGCCGACCGGATGCGTGATGCGATCCGGCACGCGAAATCGAAGGGCATTCCGTGGGGCACGACGCCGAAAGGGCTGCTGCGCGTCGGCATCGGCTCACAGGCGCGCTGGGTGAAGCGCGCAGCGCATGAGCCTCGCTCAAAACGCCAAACTGACAATAGCGCCGGCGACGTGCGCACGTGGCTGACGCTGTTTGCGACGCACTCATATCAGGCGACCGCCGACGAAGCCAACCGGCGCGGCATGCGCTGGTACGATCGCGACGGCCTGCCCACCCCGCTCACGCCTGAGCGCATCCGCCAGATCGCCGGCAACCTGCTGACCTACTGCGGCTACGTCATGCCGGCAGCCGGCCACTCTAAAGCGCGACTGGTGAAGCTGGACGGATCGGGCAGCCTGCTCGACCAATTCGCGCGCGCTTACGACGCCGTGCGCACGGATCACATCGAGCCGATTCTTGATCCTGTGGCCGATGCACGCCTGATCGAGCGCATCATCACCAAGCGCCGCAATGCGCAGGGCGCGCTGGATGATCGTGGCCGGCGCGCAAAGAAACGCTGTGGCATCCTCACGCCGGCGCTGTTCTGGAAACGCGACGACGGCCGGCTGATAAAACTGCGGTCACACGACAACAACGGCACGCACTACTACATCACCCGCGTCAGGCCGCAGATGAGCTGGCACGCGGAAGCCGTTGAGGACATGCTGCTGGAGCAACTGCGCGGTGTGACGTTCCCGCCGGCGGCGCGCGATGCGCTGCGCCGGATCATCGCCGCGCAACACGACGACGCCAAACACGCAGAGGCGCAGACCAGTGTCACCCGCGCGCGCAACCGGCTGATTGCGATTGATGAAATGCGTGTCGAACTGAAGGCGAGACGGGCCGGCGGCGAGATCGACGCGAATCGCTACGCAGAGGACGACGCGCGCTACAGGCAAATGCAGCACGACGCCGAGTTGCAGCTCTTTCAGGCGCAGCGCGTGCTATCGAGCGCCGGCGACATAGACCAGGTGATTAAGCTGTTGAGCGATCTGGGTGAGGGCATCAGCCGGCTCACGCCGGAGATGAAGCGCCAGGCCCTGCAGGGGCTGTTCGCAAAGAAGATCATCAGCACCGCCGGCGAGATTGTGCGGCTGGAGCCTCAAGCGTGGATTGCGCAGCCCTTTGGCGAGCTGGTGTGGGCGTGGCGACATTCGCACCCCGCCCACAATGCTGGAGATATACCAAATGTGACCCCTACGGGACTCGAACCCGTGTTTAAGCCTTGA